GACACACCGGACGACAACGATCGTTCGCAGCAGTGAGTAATCAGCTCGAGATCCCGCCGGCTGTACGTGAACAAGTTGAGGACAGGGATCAGGGCACCTGCCGGATGTGTGGCTCCTGGACTGGCGAGCAGGGCGCGCTGCACCACGTGAAGTATCGCTCGGAGGGTGGTCTCCACGTGGTCGAGAACCTCGTCACTGTCCACTGGATGTACTGGCCCAGATGTCACGAGCGCGCGCATTCCAACAAGGGTCTATGGCAGCCGATCCTGCTCGAAGTGGTGAAGCACCCAGGGATCTCGGCGTTCCAGCTGCGTCGTTGGGCTAGCGGCTCACGTGCGGTGGGACGTTGTCGCCCAGGCGCCGAATGATGATCTGTGGCGCGCCTGGAACCCAGATGCGCGACACGTAGATGGCCGAGTCCTGACCGTGCGCCTCGGGCCGGATGCTCTTGGTCATCACCTTTGTGGTGCCGCATGACGGGCAGTTCTTGAACTTGATGATGCCCGCGCTCACTGCACGGCGTACGGCTCCAGCCATGGCCCTGTGCTCGGCGGTGTCGATGCTGGGATAGAACTTCTTGACCGATAGCCAGACCTCGTCGGTCGAGAACTCCGGGTAGGTCACCGCGCAGTACCGGAACGCGGCGTCCATGACGTCCTTCCAAGCTAGATCGGTCACGTGCATCTCCCTGGGGTGATGCGCAGATGGGCTTCCAGCCACGAGATGTCGAGATCCCAGTCGTAGCGCGAGCGTTCGGCCCAGATCTGGAAGGACAGGGCCACGTACTGGTAGGCGTCCCCCTCGTCCCACTCGTTGACTTTCATCAGGTGCATGAGGGCTTCTGGCATCAGCCCGCGGACCTCGGCCATGCCGATGTGCTTGACCATGTGGCAGTCAGGACACAGCGCGATCAGACCATCGAGCCGCTGGACCCGCGTCACGTCGACGTAGTTCCAGATTTCGTGGCACTCCACCGGCCAGCGCGGCCCGCGACCACCGCAGATTTCGCAGCGGTCACCGGAGCGCTTACGGACGAAGTTCTTGCAGGTGGTCCACTGACTCGGTGTGAGCTCGGAGCGGAGGTTCGAGAACCATGCTGTCTTCGGCACGAGCTCGATGGTGAGAACGGGCGTTGTCACGGTGCTGGCACCCAGGGACCGGACCAGACTTCGATGCGCTGGACGTACGCAGGAACGAACGGGACGCCCATCTCGCCTGACATCAGACGCTCCTTGGAGCACTCGGCCCCGATGTCGCCGAACCACGAACTGACACTCAATGACGGGAACCGCCTCCACTGGATGAAACGGCCGTCCGCGTCCGTCACGATCACGTCGTCGTCTGGTGCTGGTTCATTGGTCACGACGACACCTCACCCCGTGCGAAACAGGCGCCGTCATGCCCACGATGACGCTGGCACGACCACACTCCCGTTGGACCTGTGTGCAGGATCTCGCCGCACCGCTCGTCGTCAGTCATGACACTCCCCGCAGACCTTGCACGCTCCGGCGATGTCGCTCATGCGTCCTCCCGGTGTGGAGTCGTTTCCTCCATGATCACGTGCCAGTGCTTCTCGCAGACCTGGACCATGCCTTCGGCGGCGCCACCCTCGTCGTGCAGGACCACGCGCTGGATGGCCTGTTGCTTGCACGGAGCACTGTCAGTGGGCGAAGCGATCCTCCTGCCCCAGTCGCACCCGATGAGCATGTGAACCGCGTCGAGCATGTCCGAGACGTCGTCCATCACGAGAACGACCGTTGTCGCGTGTCGGGAGTGTCGGGAGTGCGAGCTGGGTCCTGGATTGCATCCTCAGGCTTCATGGTCCTCCTTCGCGGATTGCGCAAAAAACGAAAACGGGTATGCCCGAAAACGGGAACCTCGAAAAAAAATGAAACTCATTTCGACATTTCTGTGATCATCACTTGATGGGCTTGGTCTTGCTGATGGGCCATCAAGCCTCCTGGAGCAGGCGCTTGATCTCCTCCAGCTGGAGACGAATGTCCTTGTGCACGAGCTTCTTCGCCATCGGCACGGTGCGCAGGTCCACCGCCTTCATGCTGTCGGACGCGATCCGTACGGCCTTGTCCGCCGAGATCACGGCGGGGTGTCTGTCATCCTTCATCAGCTTGCCTCCTGGCATGTGAAGCACAACGCTCGACCGTCATCCATCAGGTCGGCGTCGCCCATTGTTGGGTCCAGGTTGACGGACTTGCCGCAGCCTGAGCATGTGGTGGCGGAAGGTACACCAGGTACCGGAACGCCTGTGTCGGAGATGGGGCCGGTGCTGGGCTCGATCACGGGATCGCGGCCGAGAACGGGCGTTCTCGTCACTCCGAGCTGCGCAGGAATCCTGCCCTCGGTGCGGAACTTGGTGATGTACTTCGGCTCGCTCGGCCCGGTCGGGCACTGGCAGATCGAGACGTGGTGGATGCACACGCCGCAGGTGTCCCAGCCGACGACCATCTCCTTGCCGTCCTCGGACAGGTCGACGACCGACACCATCCGGGTCGGTAGCTTGAACCCGCCGAGGAAGCGGTCGCGGTCCGCACTGATGGCGGCGATCTCCTCCTTGAGCGCGCGCAGTTCCTTCTTGGTGGCCTCATGCTCGGCCACCTCGTTCTCGAGCTCGCTACGCCAGAGTGCTTCGTCGGTGTGCGTTCCCATGTCAGGCTCCTTTCGATCGGTCAACGATGTCGGTGGGCGCGGATGGACCCGGTGCGCCGTAGGTGTATCGCAGCAGTTGGACGATGAGACCCGTCAGCCCGTCGGGTGCGTCCCTGTTGGTGATGAGTTTCGGGTCGATCAGGTCCGGCGAGCCGGCCATCATCTCGCAGAGCCCGGACTGACCGATGGTCGTCAGTGCCGCTGTCAGCGCTGACGTTCGAGCGATCTCGCGCTCCTGTGGCGGCACGATCGCGAGCATCTGCGTTAACGGACCGCCGTCCCGCATGGCCTCGCGCAGAGCGCGCACCTTCTCGCCTTGAAGCCGCGAGCCGTCAGCGTCGTAGACCGACTGCGTCTTCTTCCAGACGATGGTTTCGTCGTCCCCTTCGCCCACCCACTCATAGGGAGTGAGGTGCAGTTCGGCCGCTCCGTCGCGATGCACGACCGTCGTGGTGATCGCTTCGGTGAGCAGTCCGCCGACGTTACCTGCCTCCCAGTACGCTTGGAACGGTGCGATCTCGTCGTACTGCGCGCGGGTCATCGGAGCGTTGTCCGGGTTGCCCATGTAGGTGTCGGACGAGTAACTGATGGCGTCAGCCTCGGTCGCGTCGGCCAGCAGCGCCGCCACGCCCTCGGATGCCTTGGGCATGTTGCCGTTGAGCACCAACGAGATGAGGAACTCGTCGTCCTTGAAGAACGTGATCTGCTGCTCGAAGTGACCGTGGGTCTCGATCAACTCCTTGGCCATGCCGTGCTCGAACTCCGCGATCGGCACAACCTTGCCGTTGTCGAACTTGATCTTCGTGCTGGCCATCAGTCCTCCTTCTCGTCCATGAGCTTCGCCGCGCGCTCGCGACCCAGCCCGGTCAGCTCACGGCCACGATTGGTGACGGTGATGAAGCCGCGCTGCACAAGGTCGCGCTCGGTGTGCTTGAGTACGCTCTCGCCCAGGACGGCGAGCATCGTGGGCAGCGACGCGACGCCGCCGTAGCCGTAGAGCAGCATCAGGTAGTCCTGGGCCAGTCTGGTCAGGCCGTCGTCGGAGAATCCGGTCCAGTGCTGCGCTCGAGCGACCGGATCGGCGCAGGTGGGATCGGCGTCCTGGATGTCGCGAACGGTCGCCAGCAGCCGTCCCATCACGCGCGGGTTGTAGTCGGCAGCGGCCGCGATCCGGTGGTACTGCGGCTCGGCCAGGGTCATCCGCAGCCGGCTGGCGGTGACATGAGCGATCTGCACGGCTTCCTCGACCGTGTAGGGCTCCAGGATTGGCTGGATCGGGAACCTGTCGACGATGGTCTCGGGCAGCAGCTGCGCATCCGTGGTCGCACCGATGACGGTGATCTTCGGAATCTCGACGGTGCCACCGGGCAGCACGAGCACGCCGTCCTGGAGCAGCTGCAACAGCCACTCGGCGTTCTTCTTGCCGGACGCCACCATGCGGTGGATCTCGTCCAGGAACAGCACGTCGCGGTCCTGCATGGCCTCAAGCACCGGACGTGCCTTCTCGGCCGTGACGACCCCACCGAGCTCGGCGTAGCCCACCTTGAGCGTGTGCGCCGTGAGCTTGCCCAGCGACGTCTTGCCGATGCCGGGCTGGCCGCTGGCGAGCAGCATGTGCGGCAACGCCTCGCCGCGCTTCGCTGCTGCCGTGATGGCGGTCAGGATCTGCATGCGTGCGGTGTTCTGACCGACGAACTGAGTGAAGTCGTGCGGGTAGGGGCCGTCGCCGATGATGTCGTCGCCGCGCTTGATCTGGCCAGGAAGCACGTTGGCGTTCTGGCGGTTGCCCTGGCTCATCATGCGGCGAGCGAGCGTGTGTGCGTGGCTCATGAGCCGTTCCAGAGGTCTTCGAGATCGCCCAGGTCGTCCGGCGTGTCGGTGGACTCGCCAGCCATCACCTCGACGACGTTGCGCGGCAGCGGGTCGCGGACGGTCACGCACAGGTCGTCGGGCAGCTCGAGGTGGAGTGCCTCGACCAACGACTCAGCGAGCTTCCGCCACTCGCTGCGCAGGACCTCCATCGGGAAGCCCTGCTGGATGAACAGGGTGTTGGCAGCGAGTCCCATCGCCAGTCGCTCGATGGGCGACAGGTCGAACTCGCTCGGGTCTGGTCGGGTCATTCGGTCACACCTCCTCCTGACGGCCTTACGCCGTACAGGACCAGCGAGTCGCGCAGCCGGTCCATCGTCTGGGTTGTAGCCGATCGGACGCGGTGCGCGCCGACCTGCTTGAGCACGCGATTGCACGGCTCATGGCGCAGCCACCCGTTCTCGCTGCGGTAGGTGCTCGGATCGTGGCTGGTCTCGCAGTAGTTCGGGTCGTTCTCGGTAGGTCTGGGCATCACGCCTCCTCTCAGGCGTTGATCTTGAAGCGAAGCAGCATGTCGACAACCTCGGCCGCGCCTTCGGCCCGCATCACCTGTGAACGGAGGTGGTCCAACTGCTCGATCAGGCTCTTGCGCATGACGACGGCCTGGGTCACCTCGCTGGGAGCGCCCATCGCCAGGCGCCGGCAGGTGTCGATGTCGCTGAACAGGACGGCGACCAGGTCGACGGGACCGTCGGAGTCATCCAGCTGCGAACGGTCGTTCTCGGGATCGAACTGTCGCTGCTCGAGCGCTGCCATCACGTCCATCGGGCAGTAGCCGAATGAGTTGCCGTCGTTGAACGACGGGGCGTAGCCCTTGGCCTGCTTGGACGCGATCTTGGCGTCGACCACCTGCGTCGCGAGGTCCTTCGAAGTGCCGAAGCGCTCCGGCTTGCTCCACTGACCCTTCGATCCGACGCGGCCCCAGTGGAACATGACCGTGTACGTGTCGGTCGGCAGATCGTGGATCGTCCACGCCTGGTAGTACTTGTTGGAGTTGACAGTCGGGTCGACGAGTACGAGTTCCCGTAGCGTCGCTGACTTCATGTCGCCTCCTTTCCGATGGCATTGGAGAGCGGGTGCACGTCGCGCAACTCCCAGTACCCCTGACGCAGTGATGCGGCGATGTACGTCAGGTCGTCGGTCAGGCGGCTGATGTCCTGTCCGAGTGCGCTCTTGTAGCCACGCAGCTCAGCCTTGGAGAGGACGTCTTCCTTGACCTCCTGCGCCAGCGTGTCGGCGTCGTTGGCAATGCGGCGCATGGTGACGAGCGCCTCCTCAGCGAGATGCTCGACCTTCCGCACGAGTGCGTGTACTTCGTCGACGACGTCGGCCATGGTGTCGGTAGTCACTTCTCCTCCTGTCGGATGAAGTCCGCTTGCAGCGTGTTGAGAGCGGCGAGCGCGTACTCTGCGGCGCCGGCCGACATCTCCTGGTTCACGTGCAGCGCACGCCCGTACTCCATCGCCTTGCGCATGGTGCGCTGGTACTGGTCGGTGACCTTGGCCAGAGCGGCTGAGGTGATGGTGTCGCGCGTCGAGCGCAGGTGAGTGATCTGCTGGACGACGTTCTGGAAGTCCTCGACCGCCTCGCGTTCCCAGGCAGCGATCACGCTCTCGCGCAGCCGAGCCATCTCCGGGATCGGCATGACCTCGAGGTTGCAGCCGGTCAGCGTGCGCACGAACTCCTGGAGTGCGAACAGCTCGGACTCACGCGAGCGGTGCACGAAGTACACGCCGTCTTTCATCTTGATGGCGTTGAGGAACAGCAGGTACTCGCGCACGCACTTGCGCACCCGGTCGCCATCGACGAAGTCGTGCAGCCGGTCGAACTCGGCGTACCAGAGCTTGATGAGCTCCTCGATGTGCTTCTGCTCGCCGGGCTGGATCTTCGTGGTGTCGACGGACGCGCGTAGCCGGTGACTGTTGCGCTCGATCTTGCGCGTCACCTTGTCGGGCTTGCCCTTGGAGAAGTCCAGGTTGACGATCGGCTGGTAGGACAGCCGGCGCTGCTGCGAGTCGCGCACCTCGCGGACCATCTGCCGGTAGACGGTGTCACCGTTGCGGGACACCTCCCGCACGGCCATGACCTCGCCGACCGTGGGACCGATGCCGAGCACGGGATTGCCGGCGTGGATGGTGTAGGGCTTGGCGATGCCGACGATCCGGCTACACGCCTTCTCGTACGCCGAGAATGCCGTCGTCTCCTGCGGCAGCACCGCACTGTCGAGCATCAGCCGGTCGAACGTCTTGGTCATGTCGTCGAGGTTGTGCGGCTGGTCGGAGATGGTGAACCACACGATGTGGCCCAGGACCGCGTCGTCGGGCAGGGTGCCCTGACTGTCGAGGATCTTCCGAACGTCAGACTTCATGTCGCCTCCTCTCGTTGAGGGACTGTGTTTCGCGGGTGTTGTGAACTGTGTACGATCGTACACGATCTAGGGTGCGTGCGCCTCTAGCCAGGTATCCGCCTCCTCAAGGCTGGCGAACTTCGGCGGACGCGGGCGGCCCAGCGCAGCTCGATAGGCATCGAGCTCCTCCTGGGTTAGCCAGTGCAGGTCAATCGCGGGAATCAGGGTGTCGGCCATTCACACGGTGCGGAACAGGTCCGCCATCGACTGGGGGTCGGACTCCAGCATGTCGGTGATCGAACGGACGTTGTCGCTCACGGACTCAAGCGCGCCGCCGTACGAGCAGCCGATCGCGATGCCGAAGCAGCGGATGCTGGTCTTGTCCTTCACGCGGTTCCACTCGTGCATGAAGTCCTCGTCCATCGACCCGTACTCGTCATCGGTCATGAACACGACGTCTGCCTTGCCCTTGCTGGAGTTGTCGTAGGACTCCTCGATCAGCTTGAGTGCAGCGCGCAGCGGCTCCTCATAGGAGGTGCCACCACCGTAGAAGTGCTCGGTCATGGTGAGCACGCCGTCGAGCGTCGTCTCGCCCTTGAGGAACGACTGCGTCCATACCTGCCGGCTGGACGAGAAGCCGATGTAGTGGAAGTCGCGACCGCGCTGGCGAGCCTGGTCGCACATGGCCAGCGCCAGAGCCTTGGACCACGCCTCGCGTGAACCGCCCATGACGTCCTCGCAGCCCATCGAGCCGGACTCATCGACGACGCAGACAACCGGACCCTGGCCGAGGTTCTCCTTGCCACGCAGGTCGTAGCAGAGGATCTCGCGGTTGGCGTAGCGCATCCAGAAGTCAGCCTCGAGCTCGGGACTGGCCAGGTTGATCATCTCGGCCGGGATCATGCGCGTCAGGTCGTCGTCGAGCTTCACGCCCACCACCTCGTCGGTGGCGTGCATGATGCGCTTGCGGGACTCAGCCTGCTGGATCATCTTGAACTGGCCCAGCAGCTTGTAGAACTTCGAGAGCCGGTTGTTGCGCAGCCGCTCGGCCAGCTGGCGACGCTCCTCGAAGTCCATCCGCTGGAGCGCGCCGTCCTCCATGCCGAACGCCTGACACAGAGCCTGCTCCTGCTCCAGCTCCTCGCCGGCCTGCTTGGCAGCAGTCTTGACGGACTGCTTGACGCCCTGTGCTGCGAGCTCGGCCGCAGCTTGCGCCGCGTTCTGGGCAGCCTGAGCGGCGCCCTGTGCCTGCTGCGCCTTGTCGAGCGCCTGCTGGAGTGCGCCACCTGCGTTGCCCTGACCGGGATCGCCAGGCTGGCCGTTCGGGTCCGGTGACGGACCGATCCCGAATCCCTCGATGATCTGCTTGACGTCGTCGTCGGCCTCCTTCGCCTTGTCCTGGGCCTGCTGAGCCTCCTCGGCGCGCTTCTTGGCCTCGACCATCGCGTCCTGTGCCTGACGCAGCGCCGACTCCATGCCGAGCAGCGCCATCGCGGAGCCGTACTCGTCACCACGGGTGTTGGCACGCAGCTGGCGGAACTGCGTCGTCTCCGTGAGTTCCTTGATCATCGTGCGGTTGGGCACGTGCGTCGGCTTCATCTCGCGCTCGTCGTGCAGTTGCGGGTCGGCCTTGAGCAGCGACATGAAGAAGTCCTGCATGAACGGCTCGACGTAGTCGTGCTTGCGCGACAGGTCGGTGATCAGGGTGTTCATGCCCGGCACCTTGTGCACGACGTCGTCGTAGTACGCCTTGTCGAAGCGGTCGTGGTCGACGACGTACTCCTGTGTCGGCTTGGGGATGTCACCGAGCAGCGACTTGCCGCGCTCGATCAGATTGTCGAGGAAACTCATGCGTCCCTACCTCTCTCGATGCCTTCACGGACAAGTGCGACGAGCTTCTGCGACTCGGTCACCAGTCGAATCATCCTGTCGATCTCCAGCGCCTGCTGTGCGCAGATCTTGGTCAACTGCTTGTTCTGCTTGAGCACGTGACGTGTTATCGCGGCGGAGATCAGCATCAGACCGCCGAGGATGCCGATCTCGAGATAGGCCAGTGCGGTGCTCATCGGAGTATCACGTCCTCAGCCGGCATGTCGAGGCAGTCGGTGTAGACGGACGTCCGCACCACCATGAGCCGACTGGCGACCTCGTCGAGCCGAGCGGTCGAACGACCTGCGGCCTTGCACTCCTGCATCGCCTGGGCGAGCTCGGAGACCAGCACCTTGAGCTTCTGGTTAGCCTCGGATCCGTACGAGGCCCGAACCTCGAGCGACTGACCCTTACGGTCCCGGATGTTACGTGCGATGTCATCGGCCGTATCCAGGATCGCCATCGCCTTCTCGGCGACCGGGTTGGACAGCGACAGTGTGATGCGCTCGACCGCCGTGATCTGGGTCGGAACCTCCCAGAGGCAGTAGCGCAGCACGTGCAGGTCGTCCTCCTTGACCTCGGTGCGGCCGGCGAAGAACGCGCTCGCCTGGAGCATCCGCACGCAGGTGCGCCAGCGTCGGTCGGACACTGTGATCTCGGCGTCGGAGCGGAGCGTGTCGCGCAGCTTCATCATGGCCTCGATCGCGTCCACCGGGACGTCGATGGCGGGCACGACGTTGTCGATGACGTCCTGGAGGTCCAGGAACGGGATCGTGGTCTTGTGCGCGGTCAGCCGCAGGTCGTTGGTGCTGATGGCGGACTGGAGCAGCGCCGCGAAGTTGCCGGACTCCTGGATGTACTCGACGAGCACACGCACGAGCAGCCGGTCCCACAGCGCCGCAGCGTCCTCGGACTCCTCGACGATGAGCTCGTTGCTGGCAGCGAACGCGGTGTAGAGCGGCACGTGCTTGGCGGTGCGACCACCGTTGACCTCGTGGTAGAGCCGCTCATTCAGGATCGCGAGCATGTCGTGACCGAGCGTGGGCGACATCTTGCCGATCTCGTCCAGGAACGCGAAGTTGGCGGTCGGCAGGAAGCCGTTGATCTTGCGGTGAAAGTCACCCTTGTCCCGCAGCTCGGGCAGGTTGTAGGGACCGAGGATCGCGGCGTCGGGCCGCGTCTTGGACATGATGGTCTCGAAGTACGTGGCACCGTCGAAGCGACCGACGATCTCGCGGATCATGTCCGACTTGCCGGTGCCGGGCTGGCCCAGACCGAACCAGTGCTGCTTGGCGAGCACGGCGATCAGCGCGGACTCGATGGCGGACCTGCGCTCCAAGAAGATGCTGGAGACTTCGTCGAGCACCGAGTTGAGTGCGATGGAGACCGGGTGAGCGGTCGGCGGGAGAGCAGTAACGGTCATGGGCGGCAGCCCCTCTCGTTGAGGTGGTGCGAACGAACGTTCGCGGGTGGTCAGGATCTCGGGACGCTGTCGAGCTGGCTCAGTCTGGCATCCAGCACCGACACGTCTGTACGCAGGCCCTTGTAGCTCGGGTGCCTGAGCGCGCCTTCCTTCGTGACGTTGAGGATCTCGATCTCGCACACGACGGGTCGGCCGGCGTCGAGCTCGGCCTTGAGCTCGAGACGGGTCTTGTCGGTGAATCCGGTGCCGACGACGCCGACCCGGACGGGCCTGTTCTGGTCGTCGAGCATGGTGAGGTGCATCCGGCCGAAGTGCGCGGCCTTTCCGCTACCGAGGTCGTAGCCGGTGCCGATGCACGTGATGCTGGTCTTGCCCTTGTACTTCTGCCAGTCGTGCTGGCGTCCTGCGCGGTACGGGCTCGATTTGCGCTTGGCGATCACTCCTTCCATGCCCAGGTCAACGACCTGCTGGTAGAACGTGGGGTCGTCTGACCACACGCTGGTGTCGAGGTGCTGGAACGGCTTGAGCGCGCCGACGGAACTGTCCAGAAACTGCCGGCGCTCCGCCCACGGGTAGCGCTGAATGTCCTGGCCTGCGATCGACAGGACGTCGAACGCGACGTAGGCGACCGGGTAGTCCTTGAGGTGACGCGCGACGTCGTGCGGCTTGTTCTGCTTGTCGCGTCGTGCGGTGTCCTGGAACGAACCGCTCTTGGCCACGACCTCGCCATCGAGCACGCACGGCGTCGGCAGCGTCTCGAGATCGCGGACGACCTCAGGGAAGCGGTGCGTGACGTTCACGCCGTTGCGGTTGATGAGGGTCACGTTGCCGCCGGTCTCGACGTAGGCGAGCACGCGCACGCCATCCAGCTTGGTGTCGTAGATCCAGGTGGGACCGAGATCGTTGATCGGTTGCGCGGGCGGCTTGGCGAGCATCGGCTTGATCAGGTCCACCATTCATCACCTCCTTCGTCCTTGTCGTCGTCGAACGGCTCACTGGCGAGCGCCTCGTCCAGCCGCCACTGTGCGTACTCCTCCGCGAGTTCGTCGGTCATACTCCGAGAGGCTCCTGGTAGCCGGTCACGGTCACGTTCACGCGAGCAGCTCGTCGAGCAGATTGCCCAGGTCGACAGCGGTTCCGACCTTCGCAGCGGGCGTCGACTTGGTGCGCTCGATCTCGACGCCCTCGACCGACTCCTTGCTGGCCAGCAGGTTCACCAGCGCCTCGCGGTAGGTGTTGCGGTAGGCATCGGCGTCGAATGGTTCGGTGGTCTTGGCGGCGAGCGCGTCGACCTTCGCCTGATACTCGGGCGCCGGCTCGATGACGTTGACGTTCGGCGTGGCCTTGACGTCCTCCGGCCACGCCAGCGGCTCCAGCGTGAGCACGCCGTCGAACGTCGACAGCCGGTAGAGACCGGGCTTCGTACGTGGTGAGTAGACGACGAGCGCAGCGAGCTCGGGATGACGCGTGAGCATGTCCACGATCAGCCCGTACTTGCCCAGCTGCGCTGCACTCGCAGGCTCCAGGTAGTACGTCGAGCGGTCCTTGCCCGGCAGCGTCGCGCTCTCGACCTCGGCAGCGACGTGCACGGTGGCAGCGAGCATCTGGCCGGTGACCTCCAGCGTCGCATCCTGCGCCGACCTCACCTCGTCAGTGGTGACGATCGTGTATGACGTGCCCTGCTTGCTGGCCTTCTGGAGGTACGAGTACTCAACGTCGGATGCGCACGACTCGCAGTAGCGCTTCATGCGGATGGGCGTCGGTGCGTGGATGTTGCTGTGCTCGTCGCCGCAGCAGACAGTGACGAGATCCTCGTCGGTCTTGCCCTGGGCGGTCGTCAGGTTCACGGTGCACGCAAGTCCTGAGACTTGGAGCACGAGATTCTTGGTAGCCATGCTTGATCACTCCTTCGCGGGTGAGTGTGTTGCTCGTGGACAATCGTACACGAGAGAACTAGCGGGCGGCGTCGATCAGCGACCGGATGATGCCGAAGCGATCCGGGTCGTCGTTCCGCAACCTGGAGGTGTCCTCTTGCGTCAGGAGCTTGGTCCAGTCCGTGACGACGCAGAGCATCTCTGCCAGGTTGATGGCAGCCTCACGGTCGCGACACCACAGCGTGATGGCGGCATGTCCGGCCGGGTCCATCGTCGGATCGGGTGCAGCCGAACTGACGGTCCACAGGTGGTCGTCGAATCCGTCACCGATCACGCGCCTGTGCACGTACAGGTCTTCGACCTTCTCGGCACGGATGCGACGTAGGTGCTTGGTGTCGTCGCGCGTGTTGGAGTACGACTGTCGTACCGGGATGATCGGCATGGCTCACCTCCCCAGGCGTGTCGTGCGTTGCTCCGTGGGAGTTGGCAGCGGTAGCAGTACGGCGCGTCGTCCGCACCCTCGAACGCGTGACCACGGTTCTCGCCGTAGCGAGCCCAGTGCAGCGCAGCAGCGTTCAGTGCGGTGATGACCTCGTATGCGGTCGCGGTGTCGAGCACGCGCTCGGAGCCGACAACCTCGAGCACCCAGATGAGCCCGCGACCGTTGCTGTGGCAGTAGTACAGCGACACCGGCGCACCTATCTCCTTCGCACGCTCCAGCGCGCGGTGGACGTCAACCCTCGTCGTCAAACAGACCACCTCCTTCGTTCTCCTCGTCCGCGATGTCGCGCGCGAATGCGTCGAGGCTGGCTTCGCGGCCCTCAGACGCGATGAAGTGCCGCAGGATGGTGGCGATCGAGTGGTCGTCCCATCCCTGCGCCTCTGCGATCTCGTCGAAGCGTGCAGCGGCGCTCACCACGTCACCTCGATTCCCTGCGCGCGTCGCACGAACTTCCGCCAGTCCTTGTCGAAGATGACGTAGCTCGCGGACCCGTTTACGCCGGTCTCGTCGTGGGTGAAGTCACGCAACTGCATCAGTGCGTCGAGGACGTTGCTCGTGCGGCAGAGTCCGAGCTTCCTCAGGATCTTGTCGATCATGAGCACTGCACCTGGCCGGCGACGAAGTAGCACGTGCCCGGCGTCACGGGCGCGTAGGTCGGCGTCGTGTTGTCCGGCCCGTCGACCTGATTGGCCGCACGGCTCGCGTGCAGTGCGATCTGGGCGATCAGGAACACGCCACCGATCACGAGCAGCACCGCGACCACGACTCGCATCTCTCTCGTCATGCTGGTACCTCCTTCACGAACTCGGCCGCGTGAGTCCTGAAACCCTCGGGCATCGGAGCGTCGAGCAACGCCTGCTCGATCGCGCGTGCCGCAGCGATCACGGCCTCGTCGTAGCTGTCGGTCGTCGTCGGACCCTTGATCTCGACGCGGTAGATGTGAACGGACGACATCTGTGCCTCCTGTCGTGGTCGTTGCAGCGCGAGTGCGGCGTTTATGCGCGCGTCGTACTGCGCGTACTTCGCGCGCGTGCTCGTCATGCGCACTGTCCGCACGCGGTGAAACCAGGCCGTGGCGCCCGCACGCCGCACATGCCGCAGACGGTCGGCGCTGGGTCGTCGAGGCTGTCCTCGAGGCTGTCTTCGTCGTCGTTGCGTTCGTCGTCGTTGCGACCGCGCGTGCTCACTGGCCGTCGCCCTGCTCGTCGTCGTTGCGGTCGAGCATCTGGTCGATCGCGTGCTCCATGCCGCTCGTGATCATGTAGTCCACCAGGTGCTGCTCGCACGCTGGCCACCCGTGCACATACTCGGAGCCCGTGAGCAGCGCGTGCAGGAAAGCCGACTCGACCGGGTCGCCCTGCTCGTCGCACTTCACCGTCACGTAGTGGAACGTGCCGTCGAGCATCACAACGATGAAGTCGTGCGGTCGCGTGTGGTTCGCGGCGATCGCCACGTCGGTCGACATTCCGGGCGACGCCAGCACGCTCGTGAGCGCGTCGATCGTCTCCTGGGCAAGACCCTGCACTCGTGCTCTCTCGAGGATCTCCTCGACATACGCGCTGTCGTTCATGCCATCACCGCCTGTCCGTAGTAGGGCCGTACGTGCGCGCCGCGCTCGTAGGCCGGGAAGTAGTAGTTGACGATCACCTGGACGGTCATCTCAACCCTGATCGGTGGGACTCGCAGGGACTTGAGGCTCGTCATGACGCGCTCATACGCGCGCCTCACGACTTCACCTGTACGGCGTGGATCTCGATCGGCTCGAGCATGTCGTCGCTCGTCCAGTACCAGTCGTACTCAGCCTCGGCCGGCGCGGGTCGTACCTGCCGGTGCTTGATGCGCGATGCGCCGTCGTCGTTCACCGCGATGCGCACGAGCACGCCGCTCGTGGTCTGCACGCGACCTTCCCAGCAGAGCCCGAACGCGCTCGTCACGGCGCGCTTGATGCCGAGGACGCTCGCTGTCGTCCACGTGCCGGTCGTCGGGTCCTGGACCTCGACCAGGTCGCCGTCGATGTACGGCGCGGTGATCGCTCCGGTGCTCGTCATGTTGGGCATCTGGGGTCCGCGTGTGGTGGTCATCGCTGGCCCTCCTTGGGCTCGTTCTTCGCGGGTGTGGTGGGGATGACGCGCACGTGACTCGCCTGCGCTCGTTCACGTGCCAATCGCGCGTTACGCGCGGCGGTCTGCTTGCTCGCGCGCTTCCAGGCGCGGCGCAGCTGGCCGGGGCTCATGCGCTCGTCCGAACGGACTTGCGCGCGTTGCGACGCGACTCGTGTCGTGCCTTGTCCAGCTCACGCGTGACGCGCTGCTCGTACGTGAGGCTCGCCTGGCGCTTGATGCGGACGAACGTCTCGGGCTCGTCCTGCTCGCGGGTCTTGTGCATGGTTGTCTCCTGGGACTGGCGAACGCTCGTTGCGCTCGCTCGCGGACGCCTGGGACTCGCACCCAGGTGTGTGCTGCTCGTCCGTCTCGTGCTGGTGCTACTCGGTCTTCGCGGGGATCGTGGCGATCTCGCGCACGAGGATCGACACGCGGTAGCCGTCGCTCGTGTCGGCCGACACGCTCCAGCCGGTCGCGCCGCTCGTGAACACGCGCGGGTCGCCGAACTGCTCGCGGATGACCTTGACGAGGTTCGTGCAGAACGCGCTCGTCTTCGCGCGCAGCGCCTTGTTGGCCTCGCGCTGGGCCTTGTTCGCCTCGCGCTCGGCCTTCTTGCGCTCGGCCACCTGCGCGAGCAGGGCCTCGAGCACCTGCGGGTCGATGGTGTCGAGCGTGATAGTCGTGTCGGACATGGATTCTCCCTTGTGTGTGAGGCGGTCGCCCGTTGCGATCGCTCGTGAGCGCGCTCTGATCGCTCGTGCGATCGCTCGTGGGATCGCTCGTGAACGCGCTCTGTTGCCTTCACCGATAGAGCGGAGACCGTCGCCGGATTCTGCTCAGTCACCCGATCGGCCGTCACCCGATCGGCCCAACGGCAAACGATCACCCGATTGGCCTATCAAGTCCGACTAGGTGACATCGGACCGAAACCGACGGCCCGACGGCCCGGACGGCCCGACCCGATCGGTCGGCGTCGCTCCCGTCCGGACCGTTGCGGACCGAAACCGACGGCCCGACGGCCCGGACGGCCCGACCCGATCGGTCGGCGTCGCTCCCGTCCGGACCGTTGCGGTCCGACACCTCTAGAGCGGAGGGCGTGACCGGATTCTGTTCGGCTCAGAATCCGGTCACTGTCTCCGCTCTGCGTGCGGAGTGTACGAACGTGCACAAGGGGATGATACGATGCCCGAGCACGCGCTCAACGGGAGCGCGACATCGAAAGGGCACGACATGACTACGAACGTCAAGGGTTACGCGAGCGACACGCTCCGCCCGAGCACGGTCACGCGGGCGTACGCCGCGTACGGAAACGCGTCCGATCTACTGATGTCGGCCGCGATGATCATCTTGCGGAGCAAGGCAGAGCACACGAGCGAAGCTCTGCTAATCCTCCCGACTCTCATCACTGACGACACGAGCGAGGATCGGACCGATCTCGGGGCCGACTACGCGGCGCGAGCCCTCGCAATCGGTCGCAACATGTACGCCGACACGCTCCGCACTCCGCTCACTGAGATTCCGGCGGGCGATTGGGTAGACGTGACTACGGTCGGCAAGACTGACGCGTGCGTCCCGATGCGTCCGGGGGCGTGCGCCACGTTCCGCGACTCCGACGCCCTGGACGCCGTCACGCTCTCCACCCTCGACTACACGTCTCGCGCGATCCTTGACGCGTTGCGGACTGACAAGGCATGGCACGCTGAGAGCGGCGCGCCGAACGGGTCGGCCATCGCGCGTTACCTGGTGGACGTCGGCACGGCGCCCTCGCTGGCAACGGCGCGCCGCATCGTCGCGGCGCGCCTGGCGGACACGCTGGCCGACGCCCGGGCGAACGGCGCTCACGTGGCGTCATGGGCACACGTGGCCAGCACGGGCGACGCTGGCAGCATCGCCACCGATCGGGACACGCGCGAGAGTGGCACGGCGTCCGTTGTGGTCCTGACTCGACCGAACGGCGAGCGTTGGTCATGTCTCCCGGATGTCTGGCACAGACTGGACGCCGACGGCGTTCGCGTCGCTCTCGCACGTACGGACGCCGTGCCCGCGTACGTTCCAGCGCCGCGCGGCGCGGATCTCGCTGGCATGCGCGAGGGTACGGCGGACGCGCCGCGCACGCTGGCCGATCACATCCCGACGGCGCACCTCACGACCACAGCGCCGCGACCCGCTGGCGTCCCCGCTGGCGCGCGCTACGGCATGGCTTCGATCGCTGGCGAGGGAGCGCCGCAGACCAAGCGCACGCCCTCCTCCCGCAAGTCCGGGCCGAAGGGTGGCATCGGCGGCCCCATGGTGACGGGAGCGACATCTCTCGGCAACGGCGCGCCTGGCCAGGTGAACGGCACGCTTCGCAAGCGTACGGAGTGCAACGGGGACGCTGATGTAACGCTGGCCGGACCGTGGTGCGAGCTGCACCGCGTCTACAGGTGCACGGGCGTCGCCTGACGACACGCGCCGGATGGGTGGCGCTCCGCACGGCGCGCGAGCGAGTCGCGGCCTAGCCTGCCCTCCCGATGGGTGCCCGTCGCAGCACCCATCGGGAGGGATGCCGGAGTGACTCTCCGGCGCGACCCCCGGGTTAGCCCGAATGGCTTAATCGTTGGTGCTGGCCGTAACGGCAGGTGTTCCAACACGATGAGCCCGAAATCCGAGTTTCCTGTGCAGCTGCGAACGAGCGTTCTAACCCTCATTTTCGCTGTTTTGGGCCAGATCCCACGCTCAGCTACAGGTGCGAACGCTCGTTTCAGAATCGAAGGTTGCCGGTCGGCAAGCATCCCGATTCCGGCCCGATTCCGGCCCGATTCGGAGGCGCGACCGTGACGTGAATCGCGTTACGCGAATCGCGTCACGGGCCATCCTGGAACTGGATCGGTGACCAGTCCGGCGGTACGGTCGCGGCATGACCCGCGAAGCTGAACCTGAACATCCCGGCGCTTCTACTTCGGCCCTCCCGAGCGCCGCAAGGAGCACGAGCGCCAGATCGAGACTCCGGTCGGCCAGTCGTGTGGCTACTGCGAGGAGCCGATCGCCCCGGAGGAGTACGGCATCCTCATGCCGTTCACCACGCAACCGTTCACGGACATCTGGGTCGTCGGGCTCCACCCGGTGCACCACGAGTGCGAGATGCGCATGATGCTGGGCTCGGCGGCTCACCACCGTCGGCAGTGCTCGTGCTTCGTCCCAGGAAGCCCGGAGAGTGACTCCCCTGGGCTGAGCCGGCGGGAGGGTGCGCTCGAGGCGTTCGAGGCGTTCGAGGCGTTGCAGAACGCCAGGCTCATCAAGGAGCTGGACGATGCCTCCTGACTGGTACGACGACTGGGAGGATGAGGAAGACGACGAGCCAGCGGGCTTCCTGGGCCAGTTCGTGTCCTGCCCAGAGTGCGGCCATACGGTTCTGACGACCTCCCCGGCCAGCGAGCACCCAGTCCTCGACTGCTCACAGCACAGCCAGCACTAGACAGCCGATGACCGTCGCCCATCTCGAGTTCGTCTTCGGGCTCATCGCCGGCACCATCTTCGGGCTGGGCCTGGCGGTCTGCTACGCGGCGTTCAGGATGCGAGACAAGTGAGGACGCGCCACGGCCGGCTGATCCGCGAGATCACCCGCCGACACCGCTTCGAGGAGGCCGTGCAGCGGTTGACGAAGCTGGCGGACATCGACGATCCGATGCCGTGGCAGAGCCCGCTATCGCACGACAGATGGCCAGCGAATGTCCGTGTGAGGATCTGGCGCTTGTTTGGCGCCGCAGACTCAGATTCCCGCTACCCTGCCGGCCATGAGAACCGTCACTGACGTCCAGGCCCAGTTCGCGTACCACCCGGCGACCAAGGACTCTGGGCGCTGATCCCCGAGGGCGCCGAGAAGACGATCTGCATGCGCAAGCTCCAGGAGAGCCTGATGTACGCCAACCTCGCGGTGGCCCTCGCGTGCTGCCCGAGGGCTACCAGAAGGCCGCTGAGTGATGGCCGAGAACCTCGAGCAGTCGATGAAGGACATCGAGCAGTTCATGGAGGCCGAGAGCGTCGAGCAGTTCATGGACTGCCTAGCCGACTACCTCGACGAGATCACCGCCATCGGCAACAACTACCAGGACGACGACGGCAAGATCGTGCTGTCGGCGCACCTCTGGCAGAACAGGATCATCAACCCGATCGCCGCGCTGCTGGGCGTCTCCGAGGAGCAGACCTGATGGACGTCCATGACGAGAGGCCGAGCCTGTCGGTCGACCAGATCGCTCGGGTCTGCCACGCGGCCAACCAGGAGCTCTGCCGGATCTTCGGTGACCCGGTGGCGCGCGACTGGGACGAGTTCTCCGAGGGGGAGCGCCACGGCGTCATGCGAGGCGTCCAGGCCGCTCTCGAGGGTGAGTCGGCCGAGGACTTGCACGACCTCTGGATGATGACCCGACTCCAGGATGGCTGGAAGTACGGCGACGTGCTGGACCGGGAGGCGAAGATCCACCCGAACCTCGCGCCCTACGACAAGCTGCCGCCGGCCCAGAAGCTCAAGGACTACCTGTTCACCGGCATCGTCAAGGCGCTCGAGTGATGGGCAGCGTCTGATGGGCGAGGTCGTCCCGATCTTCTGGTACTGCCCGAACTGCGGCGAGCGCTCCGTGGCGCAGCCCTACGACATCGGCTCCGGGCCTGAGCTGGCGTGCGCGTCCTGCGACAGCGCAACTGGCCAGAAGCTCGACCCGGACGACGCCAGGCGGGTGCCCGCCGAGCGCTACGACCAGCTACCCGAATGGGTCCAGCGGTCGCTCATCCGCATGGAGGTCTGATGAACACGCAGGTCACGCCCAATCTGGGCATCACGCCGTGGACTGATCTGGCCACCAAGAAGCTGGGTCCGCAGGGCATCATCACGCGGATCGGGATGCTCCCAGGAGGCATGGTCACCGGGAAGCCGTCCATCGCCGTGATGATCAAGCACGAGGACGGCACCGAGACCATCGCGGAGCTCAGTTACGAGCACTTCGAGATCGCGTCCCGCGTCTTCGCTATCGCCGTGCAGCAGGTCGAGCACCAGACTGCCGAGTCGGATGCGGTGGCGGCGGAGGAAGCGGCGATCCGGCGCGCGGGTGAGAATCAGCCGCCGGAAGGGTCGTCGTGATGTCGTCGTCTGACCGTGTAGTCGAACCGCCGCCCGAGACCGTCACCCCCGATCCGCTGACCGAGTCGCTGTACCAGCGTGCGATCGAGCAGCGGGAACACGCGACCCGCCTCTACTGGCAGATGCGCCAGGAATGCGACGACGCCAAGGCCGAACTCCAAGCCGTCATCGAGCTGCTGACGTGGCGCCAACGGCTCGCGTACTGGCTGCGGCCCTACGACTGGCAGCGCGACGCCCGCTGTTGGCACTGGCAGGTCACCCCGTGCCGGTACGTCGTGGCATCGGAGGCTCCTCGTGCTCACACGGCCGGTCGGGTAGGCGGTGAGCACTCGTGAAGCCTGGCTGCGGAGACTTGACTCCTCACGACTCGCACTACTTCGACGGACCTGTCATTGCCGGGCGTCAGCGGACCTTCGGCTGTCCCGGGGTCGCCCGCGGCGATGATCGCCACCGACGTCCTGCTCGCCGAGATGTACGAGCGGCACGCTAATCAGGCCGAAGCGTGGTCTTCCGACTACCGCGACCAGCAGGCGCGCTGCCTTCGGCGCGCCCGTGACCGCTGCCATCACTGCGGCGCGCTCCCCGACCCGGACGGCGACCACACGTGCCCGTGCCCGCACCGTGACGACGAGTGCGCCGAACACACCGACCCGCGTAAGGACGGTGAGCGATGACCCTGACGTCACCGCGAACGAGGACTACAAGCCGATGTTCACCATCCAGACGGCGAGCGGCAAGCGCTTCAAGGTGATCGTTGTCGAGGACTTCTGACTCTCAGGTTCGGGTGGTGGACAATCGGCCACCTCGGGGCCAGGGTCGACCTGCATCCCACCCATCACCGAAGGAGTGCCATGACGTTCCCAACCGGCGACGCCGCCGCCGATCAGGCGACAGCGGACGCTGATCTCGCGAAGGCCAACGACGAGGAAGCCATCGCTGCCGACGAGCAGGCTGAGGCTGCCGACGCCGCCCAGCTGTCCACCGACGAGGCTCAGCTCGCCACCGACGAGGCGCCTGTCGTGGCTCCCGTGTCGGCTCCCGACCCGGCTACCGACCCGGCTCCCGACCCGGTGACGACGCCCGACTCGACGCCCGATCCCGCTCCGGTCGAGACGACGACCGAGCCGGTTGCGACCGAGCCGACGACAACGACCGCTGTCGCCAGTGACGCCCCCACTGCTGGTGACGCCACTGCTGGTGACGCCACTGCGACGGCCGGCGCACCCGAGGTCGTGAACCCGGCGTACACCACGGCGCCCGATCCCGGCGTCACCTACAACGACGCCAGCACTGACACCACTGACACCACGGACACCACGGACACCACGGACACCACGGAGGCAACGTCATGACCCAGCCCACCCCACCCGGAGTCGTCTCGCCGCCCGCGCCGAGCGAGCCCAGCGTTCCGGCGACCGTCGAGAAGGACCTGACGTCCGTTCTCTCAGCTGCGCCGCAGATCGAGTCGGTCATTGCCGGCCTGCCGCAGCCGCAGCAGATCAAGGCGGCTGCGCTCAAGCTGGCCGGCGAGCTCCACTCGACGATCGGCCATCTGTTCCAGCACCACTCGATCGACGACCTGATCGCGGACGCCAAGAAGATCGAGGCGTACCTGTCCGAGGGACTCGCCAAGATCGGGTGATCTCGGTACAACATCTCTAACACGAAGCCCCGATGCCGGAGATCATCGGGGCTTCGTGCTGTCTCGGCACGTTAGTTGGACGCCTGTGCGTACGCACTCCGTACGCACAGTTCACGCGCGCAAGATGCCGATGAAGCGACCAGAGCCGACCAGATGGGAGCTAGTTCATGTCGATCGAGACCACAGGCGAGCACACGCCTGAAAGCCATTCAGAGGTCGATGCGGGCCTTCACGCCGACGAGCACCTCGAGGTCGAGCTCGCAGGGGCTGACATCCGGGCCACGGGGTCTGAGCGGAGCGCCGACAGCGTCTCGTGCCCTCGCTGCGGCACACCGCTGACCAAGACGGTCTCGGCCTACGGCAGCACCTCGCTGTCGCTGTGCCCGAGCTGTCATCCGACCACCACCGCCGGCGAGGGTGACCTGCCGCGCACGACAGGGAGTTGACCATGAGCGCAGGCAACCCGAACGCCAACGCCTTCGGCGTCCAGACGAACGGCACCGACTACCCGTACTACAACCCGCTGCCCGGCACCACGTCAGGCGCCTCCGTGTGTGGCTACACCGACGAGGTCGTGGTCGTGACGAGCGGCCCGTACGTGGCTGCCAGCAACCCGTTCCGGGCCGACAACGGCATCTCGCCGATGGAGTCCGGGATGTTCGACGAGAACCCCGCCTGGAACCCGGCGACGCAGACCTACCTCCAGGGCGAGCAGGAGGAAGGCCAGCCGACCGTGCTCCAGGACGGCCTGCTCGCGCCGAACGACGGCCCCGTGGCCGACGACCCCGGTCACATCGAGGACCTGGGCGACACCGGACCGGACGTGCTGCCGACGCCGCAGGGCTAGCTCGAGCTTCACTCAGACCCTCGGCGCATGGAGACGGCCGCCGACCGCTGGAGAGCGGATGGGTCCACGAAGGCCCGCAGGAGGCTCGCCTGCGGGCCTTCGTCGTGCTTGGGTGCAGCCATGAGCGTGATGTCGTGAAGTGGACCGACAAGCTGGCAGAGCGTGAGCGCAAGACCATCTACGCCGGCCAGGTCGACATCTTCGGCAATGTCCAGCCAGAGACGGTTCACCTGGACGAGCGAGTGGACGCGCAACTGGACGAAGAAGTGGACGAGGAAGCAGGTCGATAGCGATGCACATGGACCTCTGGCACCAGATCCTCGAGTTCTTCGGCGTGATCGGTGAGTCCGGCAAGGGCTACGGCTTCTGGTCAGGCGTCGGCTCCGACATCGGAGAGCTCGGCATCATCGGTGGCCTCGCGGTGCTCGTACGCCACCACGTGTGCCACGTACACCGCTGCTGGCGCGTGGGTCGTCACCAGACCCCTGGCGAGGGCAACACCGTCCACACCGTCTGCAAGAGGCATCATCCAGACCCTCAGGTCCACAACGGCCTCACGCACGCGCACCTGCTGCACCTGCACAAGGTCCATCTGGAGAAGGTCGCCGGCTCACAGGGCACGACGATCGTCACTCAGGACAACTGATTCGCGAGAACCCTCAACCCTTGAGGATCTTCTGGAAGAAGACATGGGAGAGGCAGAGCCCAAGCAGCCCGCTCGGTCGGGCGCAAGCTATCTCGCAGTGCTGGAGCCTAGCATACCGTTCCAAGCTTTTGGCAAATGCGCAGGTCAAACGGCGGTACCTTCCAGAATGCCTGTCTGATACCTTGCCGGCCGTGTTGAGAGAAATATTTTCGAGCCGGCGTCTACATCTGCGAACGGACGTTCTAAGGCCCATTTTCGCGATTTCGCAGGTGCGAACGACCGTTTTTCGTCTGACCAGCAGTCAACACTCGCGGAGGTCCCTTGTTGTCGCGGCTCTTGCCCTCGCTTGTTGCGCCAGTTCTGGTGTGGCCGCTGATCGTCTGTCCACTGCTGGCCTGGAACATGGAGATGCTGCTCAAGCTGCCGCACGATCAGCTGAGCCGATGGCATCCTGCCCGGCTATTCATCTGGACTATCGGCCACGTCTGGCCATATTCGATGGTGCGGCGACTCGGTACGTCGGTGCGGGCCTACCACCGACAGGTGGACGCGGAGGTAGCTGCGCAGAGGGTCCGACAGGCTCGCGCAGCTTCGTACGTCAGCAACTGCATCTGCGGTGGGGTTCATGGCCCGTGCCCACCGCTGCCGGCAGTGTTCAGCCCAGTGACGGCTCAGTGGTGGATGGAGACGGGAGCAGCTCGCCGGGCGCGGTGGATCGAGCGCTACGGAGAGAGCGGGCATGGGCTGATTCCGCGCCGGCCGTTGCGGTCGCGGCGTGCGAGTCGTCGGGAAATGATCATGTCGTGGCACGACACGGCTCGACCACCTACTACGGGAAGTGGCAGTTCGACCTGCCCACCTGGCGCTCGGTAGGCGGACCGGGTCTTCCCAGCGATCAGCCGGTCGGCGTGCAGGACCACTTCGCCTACCTGCTGTACGAACGTCGTGGCTGGGGACCGTGGGCCTGTGCTCGGATCGTGGGCCTGATCAGCTAGTTCATCTGGCCATTCGTACACGCTATGCGATCATAAGGGCTGGACGACCCGCGAAGTCCACCCTATGATGTGTACGATTGTCCACTGATTGGACAGATGGAGGACTAGCATGAGTGTCGCTGAGATCGAGAGCACGCCGCATGAGGCTGCACTTGCCCAGCACAAGCAGTGGCTGCACAAGACGATCCTGCGGTTCATCCACAGGTACCTCGAGAAGAACCACTGCGCTCCGTCGTGGGACGAGATCGCGGAGGCTGCTGGGTTCGCCAGCAAGTCCGGCGTCACCCGCCATGTCCAGGAGATGGCTGAACTCGGACTCATCTACTACCACCCCGGCCGCTACCGCTCGCTCGCGGTGACACCCGCCGGGCTCCAGCTGATCGGCAAGTAGACGCACGTGGCGGGGAGGAAGGCGATGTCGATCGTGATGCAGCGGACCCTTGAGGGCGTTGCGGTCGACACTGCCTCGGGCGTGAAGGCCGGCGTGGTGCTGATCCAGCGCCTCGGCAACCCGGATCAGTGTCTGTGCATACACGAGTCCACCGTGCGGTCGCTGGACCGGGAGGAGGTCCAGTACCTAGGCGGCCTCACCGTCGGGCCGATGCGGCTCGCCCTGCGCAAGGAACTCATCAAGATGCGTGCGAACGGTGTCGAGAACGGTCGGGTCGACTTCCAGGCCAAGCAACCCATCCCGCCCAGGCGTACGCCGATCCCGGCGTCGTCACGGGCGCGCGCGCCGAAGTACGCCGGCCGGGTGGAGCTCGCGCAGGAGAACATGACTCAGCTGATCTCGGACATGGCCACGGCGATCGAGGACGGTGACGTTAGCGACGTCACGAGCGCGCGCTTCGCCCAGCGCTACTCGCAGATGCGCGAGGAGATCACGGCCATGCGCGCCGCTGTCGATGCCTTGGAAGGGTCTTGGGAGTTGGTCCAGTCCCAGATGATCAGGTTGATGGGATGAACGATCCGCTGGAGGTCGAGATGTTCCGACGCAAGAAGAAGCCGTCACCGGCCTCGTGGCTGCTCGAGCGCGACGCTCGCCATGCGCACTTCTACGAGTGCTGGCCGACCGGCTTCTTCCACGGCTGCGCACTGCTGGCCAAGGACACCACGCCGGAAACCTTGGTGGAGCAGGACGGCCGCTCCTGGGGACCCGTCTGGAAGTACGCCGAGCCGGACCACAACACCCTCACGCTGGTGCGCGACGAGGAGGACGCGATCGTCTTCATCCCGATCCCCGATGACGACACCGCCCATCGCCTGACCGCCGAGGTCGGGCTCCTCCAGGAGCAGCCCGCATGAGCTGGGGCGACAACATCATGGTCAGCGGGGTCAACACGAGTCCGAACACGAATCCGAACCTCGCGACAGCGACAGGGATAACGTCGGTCACCCTTGACGAGCTGATCCCCAAGCCCGTGAAGATGCAGGTCATCCTGCACCCGAAGGAGGAGGGCGACGACCCGCCGATCATCGACATCGAGGCGCCGCCCGGCTCCTTCGTGCGGGTCAACTTCATCACCGGCACCGTCACGCTCCAGACGCCTGATGGCAGCAAGCCGAGGATGTTCGACCGCGACACCGGCGAGGAGATCGAGTGAGGCGCGATGTCCCGGTCGCTGCCCAGCAGCCGGCTGGAGCCATCTCCACCGTCGCCCACGACGAATGGACCTTGCGCCTGCCGTTCGAGCGCCCGCTGTCACTGAACGCCCGTCAGCACCACTACGCCAAAGCGCGCGAGGTGGCCGAGTGGGTCGACGCGGTGCTGTGGCTGGCGAAGGGCGCGCGCATCCCGTCGTGCCAGCGCATCCTGGTCGAGCTGCACTGGATTCCCGGCACGAACCGACGTCGTGACCCTGACAATCCAGTGGCTGCCTACAAACCTTGTGTCGACGCCTTGGTGCGAGCTCACGTCGTGGTCGACGACACGCTGGAGTACGTCGAGCGGGTCTTCCCAGTGATCCACCCGTCCGACCCGAAGCGCCGGCCGAACGACCGGGTCTTCCTGCGCATCGTGAAGCTCGCCTGATGTGTCGCAGCAACGTCAGCGAGGAGGCCGAACCGGCGCTGGCGGCACTGCTCGTTGACCTCGCTCAAGCTGGCTCAGCAAGAAGGCTGTGATCCGTCCCAGGTCCTGATAGGTCCGGTGGACTTCGGTCCAGAGAGCTAGAAGATCCCGGCGCTGATTCAGCGCCAACGACCGTTCTCGGCTGTATGGTCGCTTGCTGTGAGCCGCACATGACCGCTACAGCGACCCCGCCGGTGATCGGCATGGCTGCTCCGCCCGCTCTTGTCCGGGTTCGCACCAGTTCCGGCCAGGACATGCACGTGCAGTCCAGGGACGAGGCGAAGTTCTACTCGGGCCAGCAGCAGAAGTACCTGGCAGAGCACAAGTTCACGGCCATCACGGACCTGCTGGATCTCGACCGGCTGCTGTTCTTCGAGCTGCTGAACCACCGCGCGACGGTGCAGCTGTCGTCAGGGCGCAACGCACTGGGTCACACCCTGACGCTCAGCGAGGAAGCCGACTGCCGGCGTGCCATCAAGGAGGCCGCGCCGCAGATCAGCTCCCTCAAGAACGACCTCGGCATGACCAAGAGCCAGCGCGACAAGGAGCAGTACGAGTCGGTGGGCTCGTATCTGGTCCAACTGCGAGCTCGAGCTGCCGAGTTCGGCGTTCATCGCCAGAACCAGGTCACCAAGGCCCTCGCGCTCATCAACGAGCTCTACTCGCTCGTCGGCGCCTACGACCGCAGTGACGAGTCCGAACGTCAGAAGCTCGGCCTGGAGAGCGCCGACGACATCCTGGAGTGGATCAGGACCGTGATGCGGCCCGAGTTCGATGCGATCGACCAGCACTTCCGCCAGAACCAGCAACGGACCTGGATACGTGAGTTATGACCTATAAGATGCACGGATGCCCCGAGCGGCCAACTACAACTTCTTGGATAGATTCTGGGCGCGCGTCGATGTCCGAGGGCCGGAAGACTGTTGGGAGTGGACTGGGTTCCGCTTCCACGACAACTACGGTGGCGTCGGCTACAAGGTCAACGGTCGCACCCTCACCCCTCGAGCTCATGTCATCTCGCTCTTCATCGCCAGTGGCCAAGATGCTGGTGGTCGATACGCCTTGCATCACTGCGACAACCCGCCGTGCTGCAATCCGGCACACCTCTACTGGGGCAGTCAGCGACAGAACATCGCTGACATGGATTCCCGTGGTCGTGCGAACCGCCCTGTCCTGCAAGGCGTTCAGCAGGCTAAGGCCAAGCTCACTGATGCAGACGTCGTCGCTATTCGGGCGGCGTATGCAGCTAGTGGCGTCACACAGCAGGTGCTCGCTGCGCAGTCCGGCGTCTCGCAGTTCGCGATCTCGTCTGTTATCCGTCGTGCAGCTTGGTCACACGTCCCCTGAGATACGGGAGATTTAGGTGGTCATGTCAGCGCAGGACGCCGACACCTACGAACGCACCAACCGACGCCGGCCGACGCTCGAGGAGCGCGGCGTCACGGTCAGCGAGCGGCCGAAGGGCAAGACCAAGGCCGATCTGGCCAACGTCGACCAGTTCCCGAGCATGAAAGCCGGCATCTCGGAGTGGGTGGAGCGCTTCGACCAGCGCCCGGACATCCTGCACGCCATCCTGGGCGACATCTTCCGCACCGTCCGCTACAAGGACGAGGGCCGTGTCGATGGCCGTCGAGGGCCGCTCACCAACGCGTCGCTCGACGAACTGAGCGCGATGATCACGCCGCGCTACTCCCAGGAGCCGTTCGCCGTCGCGATCAAGGAGCTCATCGGCGACCGGTCGCTGCGACAGTTCGCCATGAAGGTGCCGATCGACCACCGCGAGCTGTCTCGGCTGATCCGTGGGGAGCGCGAGCTCACGCGCTATCGGCTCGAGCGCATCGCCGCAGCCGGCAAGGTGGCACCCGCGTTCTTCTGCGAGTGGCGCACGCTCTACTTCACCGAGACCTTGGCGGCGGTCTTCGCCCAGCGCCCGAACCTGTCCATCGGCGTGGTCCGCAGGATGAGCCAGGTGAGTCGCTGGTGAAGGACCTCATCGCCAAGGCCATGAAGGAAGCGCATACCGACTCGAAGCTCTCCACGGCACTGCGCGAGTCCTATCTGGTCGCCCTCGCCAGCAGGCTGGAGAGCCCGGACCGCCTCAGGGCCGTGTGGAACACGAGCTTCCTGGAGCGCTCGACCCACGACAAGCTCGGCGCCATCGTCTCGACCGCGTCGATGCTGCTCGGGGCGCCGTACGGCAACGTCACGATGCTCGGCACGGACGGCAACTTCGTCGTGGTCAGCGTCCCTGACGACGTCCCGACAGCGGGCGCCGGCCACCAGGACCAGGAGGCCAGCTTCTGTCAGCACGTCAGTGACGGTGAGCCGTTCGTGGTGGACGACGCCACGGTGAACCTGCTGGTCTGCGTGAGCTTCACGACCGTCGTGGGTGGGGTTCGCAGCTACCTCGGTGTTCCGGTGACCTGGGGTGATGAGGTGGTGGGCAGCCTCTGCGTCTTCGACGTCAAGAGTCGCAGCTGGTCCCAGGCCGACGTGCGGATGTTGGCCGCACTGGCGCTGTCAGTGGAGGAAGTCCTCGCATGAGCGTCCTGACGGACCTCACCGACGAGGAGTGCGCACTGCTGGCGATCCTCGACGACCCGTCCGGCATCGAGCTCGCAGAGTTCTGCTTTCTGGACGAGACGCCCGGCAAGGCGGACCCGTGCTTCCGAGTGCGCGACTACCAGTGGACCTGGTGGACGACGGAGGAGCGCTACCAGATCGACTACTGCTCCCGTGACGTCGGGAAAGCTCTAGCGACCTCTACGCCACTGCCCACTCCGACCGGCTGGAAGCGCATGGGGGACGTTCGCCCCGGAGACCTGGTGTACGACGAGCGTGGCGAGCTAACACGCGTGCTCGCTGTGCATCCACAACCCGATGGCCGTCCTACTAATCGCGTGATGTTCGACGATGGTTCCGACCTCTACGCCGACGACGACCATCTCTGGGTCACCAGTACGAAGACTGAGCGACGACGTCGACAGGACGGCGTCGTGCGTACGACCGCCGAGATCGCTGCGACACTGCGCGTCGGCAAGGAGGCGAACCACTCGATTCAGGCTGGCGCTCGGCTGCAAGGCGTGACCGTCGACACCGAGATCGACCCTTACATCCTCGGCTACTGGCTCGGCGACGGTGCAAGCCAGAGCGGGCACCTGACGGTGGGGCCGCAAGACGTCACCGAGGTGAGCGAGCTGGTAGCCGAGGCCGGCTGGTCTCTCGCGCCGCTGCGTCCCATGTACTACCGGATTGCGGTGCCCGGAGTCGACAAGTACACCTGGAAGATGCAGAGCTGCTCAGCGCGACTGCGACGGCTCGGCGTACTGAACGACAAGAACGTTCCTGCGCACTTCCAGCGTGCTGACGTGCGGCAGCGCATCGCGCTGCTTCAAGGTCTGATGGACAGCGACGGGCATGTGACGCCGACCGGACGCTGTGAGATCACGCTGTCGAACCATCGACTCGCTCGAGACGTCGCTGAGCTTCTGCGCGGCCTGGGGCAGAAGGTCTACTGGTCCGAGTGCCGGTCGACGCTCAACGGGAGGGACTGCGGGCCGTGCTGGCGGATCGGGTTCCTGCCGCTGGACATCCAGCCGTTTCGCCTGCGTCGCAAGGCTGATCGGATCAGGCCGACGGTTCAGAACTCCCGCCTGTCACGGCGCTACATCGTCGGCGTGGAGCGGGTTCCCTCGATGCCGATGGTTTGCATCGAAGTCGGGGCGAAGTCGCACCAGTTCCTCGCTGGTGAGGGGATGATCCCCACCCATAACAGTCAGGGGATTCAACTGCGTGCATTTGCCTTTCCGTTCAACTTCCCCGGCCAGGAAATGCTCATCACTGCGCCGCAGCTCAATCACCTTGGCCCGATCGTGGACAAAATCGAGAAACTGTTCATGCGCGTGCGCCTTGGTCGGGAAATGCTCCCGAAGATCAAGGGTGGGGGAATCAAACATCAACCGCAGTTCCAAGCGAGTTTCATCAACGGCGCGGTTATCATGGGTCGACTTCCGGGTCCGACTGGTGCCGGGGCCAAGGGACAGCACTCCCACCGTCTCGAGATGGATGAGGCGCAAGACTACCCCCAGCAGGGCTGGATGGAGCTCGTCGAGACCATGAAGGACACGCCCGGCGCGCAATGGCGAGCGCACGGCGTTTCACGTGGCGTCCGGGACATGTACTACCGGCTGACCAACCGGCTCGACCCGGATCTGCCGTTCTACGTCCACCGCTACATGGCCATGCATCGGCCCGGCTGGACCGCCGAGGAGCGGAAGTCCAAGATCGCCATCTACGGCGGCTCCCGCGACAACCCTGATTACAAGCGCAATGTTTACGGCGAGCACGGCGACGTCACTAACCCGGTCTTTGTGCTCGCACGGCTGATGGCCTGCGTCCGCAATCTGGAGTCGACCTGGGCCGTCGAGTACAACGAGAACGTCTACGCGAAGCGCAAGCTCGAATGGGAGTACGTCGAGCACTCCGGAATGCCGATCACGGCGCACCTCAAGCTCCCGCAGACCCACCTGCTTGAGGGCTACAAGTCGTTCTGGGGCGGCATGGACGTCGGCTTCACCAACGACCCGAGCGAGCTGCTGATCTTCGGCCAGATCAGAGTGAAGGACAAGGACGTCATGCGGCTGCTCACCCGCATCCACATGATGCGTATCCCGGCACCTGACCAGGCTGCGGTCATCAACGAGGTCATCCAGTTCTACGGGCCGCGCCTGCGCGCGATCAGCCTAGACAAGACCGGCAACGGCCTGCCGATCTGGCAGGAGACCATCCGTGGCGGCCGGCTGCACCAGCACGAGGCCAAGATCAAGGGCTACGGCTTCTCCGAGAAGAAGGCTGTGGCGTATGACGATCGTCCGCTCGAGGGTCGGGAGAAGCCCGAGGACGCGATGATCCAGAAGAACGTCATCGAGTTCGCCACCGACGAGCTGCGCGGCCTGGTCGACGCCGGCATGATCGAGCTCCCGTTCGACCAGGAGCTGCTCACGGAGTTCCAGGGCCAGGTCGTCGTCTACGCCCGTGACGAGTCCGACCGCACGAAGCGCTCGAGCAGGTACGGCGGTGGGTCGTTCCACACGCTCGACAGCGCGAAGCTGGCGATCCTGGGCAAGAGCCTGGAGACGATCGAGGCCAACATGGCGCCCCGGCGGCGGCGCGGACCCGTGCTGGATCAGTTCCTCGGCGCGTGAACCGGCTTGTGGTAGCCGGGGCACGCCTGGGCGTGACCGTCTTGGCTTGAGGCGCACAGCCGGGCGGCGTTCGGCTGCATCGGCAGGTAGGTCTGGATGCGCTTGCAGTGCGCGCAGACCACCACAAGCCCGTCCGTCTCGCTGAGGTCCCAGACGAGGTGACAGACGGGCCGAGGGCGCTGGAATCCGGCCATGGAAGCGCACTCTAGGCGCTTACTTCGCGCTTACATAGACCCCCGTCTGACCTGCGTGTTCATACCAAAATCGAGCAGAATCGAGCAGAATCGAGCAGTTCCCATCCGCGATGTGTCGAAGGAGATCCACATGGTCCAGTCAGTCGCGAAGGGCAACGAGAGCGATGGCTTCGTTGACCTCAGCACCCCCGCGGACCCCGCCCTGCTCGCCGCGCTCGCCGACGACATGGCACCGCTCACGCCAAGCCAGCCGCTCGACCAGACCACGCTGACGCCAGCCGGCATGACGCGAGCCTCCGTGCTCAATGAGCTCGGCGTCATCAAGGCCGCGATGCGCACCTGGTTCGACAAGATGCCCGACCAGGTCATGCGCGAGGCCAGCGCCTACTCGGCGCGCTGCACCGAGCTGTGGACCGAGTTGCGTCTCGTCGAGCAGGACGACCGCCGATTCACCCAGCTCCGCACCATGCAGGTGACGCCCGTCCTCGAGGAGATCGACCGCCAGGTCAGCATGGCCAAGAGCCGCATCGCGATCATGCGGCAAGACCTCGACATGATCCGTTAGCGATGGAGAGCCCGTGAGCGTCGAGGTCTACGAGAACGCCGTCGAGGTCTATGCCGACACGGTGCGCGGTGAACTCACCGACGTCGAGAACGACCAGCTCACGCGCTCCGTGCGCACCGTCGCGGCCGAGCTCTCGAAGTGGCAGAACAACCTGCGGGCCACCACCAACCGGGGCACGCTGTTCGACCGCTCCGCCTATGCCGCGCCGGACAACGTCTACGCCCAGATGCGTACCGCGCGCTCGGCGGTGATGAACGACGACATCGTGGGTGGCATTGCCGAGGTCACCGAAGGCATGGCCTTCGACGGCATCAAGTGGGAGTCGTCGGACGCGGACGAGACCGACGTCTTCAACCAGATGGCCACCGAGCAGGATCTCGACTCGGTGGTGCGCAAGATGCACCGCGAGCTCTACACCGGAAGCACTGTGGTGCTTGGGTTCTGGTGGGGACCCGGCACGTTCAAGGTGCGCGGCAAGAGCGACAAGGGCAACCAGCGCAAGAAGGAGATGACCGTCTTCTACCCGAAGGCGATCACCACCCTCGACGCCATCAAGGTCGTGCCGGTCGGAATGACGACCTTCGGACAGGAACGCCTTGCGTGGCAGGCGACGCAGGAGGAGATCGGGCAGTACGCCCACGTCCTGGACGGCACTCTCCAGGACGAGCTCATGAACCGCTTCTACGCCGGTCAGTACACGCCGACGGACGTCGTCGAGCTCCAGGAGCTCACCAGCCTGCACGTCGACCCGAGCCGGCTGATCCTGCTGAACCCCGACATCGTGAAGCGGCACAACCTCACGAAGCCGGACCACCTGCGCTTCGCCGATGTCCGACTGCGGCGCGTGTTCGCGTTGCTCGATCTCAAGCAGCAGCTGATGGAGGCTGACCGGGTCAACCTGGTTGGCGCCGCGAACTACATTCTCCTGGTACGCAAGGGAGATGACAAGGACCCGGCCTACCCGGCTGAGCTCCAGAACCTCAAGGAGAACTTCTCCTACGTGGCGAAGCTGCCGGTGATCGTCTCCGACCACCGGCTCCAGATCGACATCATCACGCCGAAGACGGACTTCACCTTGGACGCCGGCAAGTACGACGTCCTGGACAACCGCATCGCCGCCACCTGCCTCGGCCTGTTCGGTGCGATCGGTTCGACGTCGGGCAACCGCTCCGACACGTCGCTCGACCAGGGCCGCGTGGTCGCACGGGTTCTCGAGAACCGCCGACACATGATCCGCCGCTTCCTGGAGCGCGAGATCGCCCGCGCGGTGGTCAACCACCCGCAGAACCGTGGCAAGTTCACCGACGAGCCGAACCTGACCTTCGTGCCGAACCACGTCGCGCTGGACGACGACGCCGGCTGGGCGCAGGCGATCCTCAACCTCCGCACGACCAACGACCTGTCGCGCGAGAGCACGCTCGAGTACTTCGGCTTCGACCAGGCCGTGGAGGCGATGCGTCGCCAGCTCGAGGAGCAGTCCGGCATGGACGACATCTTCAAGACCCAGGTGCCGTTCTCGGCCGCGAATCCTGCCGGCGGTGGTGCAGCTGGTGGTGGAACGCCGGGTGGCGCTGCCCCTGCCGGTAAGCCTGCCGCCGGCAAGCAGGGACCCGGCAACAAGGCTGCTCCCGCTGCACAGGCGCCCGCTGGCGCCCAGGGCGGCAGGCCAGTTGGTGGAGGCACGCCGCCGAAGAACGCAACGAAGGCACCGGGAACGACCAAGACCGGCGCGACCAAGCCGAGCGGGAGCTGACGATGTCCAGTCCGATCACCATGGGGAACGGGACCTACCCGATCTCCGACCAGCACTCGGCGGACTCCGCCTGGAAGCTGCGCGGCCGGTCCAAGGACTACACCGAGGCTCAGGTCGTCGGTCACATCCGCGTGGCCGTGAAGAAGCTCGGCCTGACGATGCCCGGCGAGGCACCGGCGACGACGGCTGCCGGTGGCATCCCCGGTAAGCAGATGATCTCGGGCGCCAGCCGGCCGCACGGCTTCGTGTTCCCCAGCAACCTGCCGCCGTGCGCGCAGTGCGGCCATGCAGCCAACGACTCGGTGCACGTCAACCCGCCGCGCGCCGGGATGTCGAACATGGCTGCTGGTACCTGGGGTCGCATGGTCATCGCCAGCGAGACGCACGGCGCGCCCGAGCGCGTGAAGGCCGAGCGCGTGAAGGCCGAGCGCGTGAAGGCCGAGCGCGTGAAGGCCAAGGCCGGCACTGGCAGCGACAGCCCCATGAAGATGCCGCGCCGTTCGCACGCCTACACCAGCGGATACACGAGCTTCAACCAGTCGCTGCCCTGCCTGGCGTGTGGTCAGCCGCTCGGCTCGTCGATTCACCCGGCCGGCATGCAGTCCGGCACGCTGCCGATGGGCTCGAACGACGGCGCCTACGGCGGTCTCGCCGGTGGTCAGACGGCCATCGCTTCGGACGCCGGCAACACTCAGCAGGGCACGCAGCAGGGCGACAAGGTCCCGGCGTCGGACCCTGGAACTGGCGCCGGGCCGGAGGAGGGCTACGGCCAGATGGTCCTGGTCCGTCATCCGTTCCGCGAGCTCCAGGGTGAGAACACGATCGCCAAGCCCTACCAGCTGTGTGCGCTGTGCGGCTTCGGTGCCGACGACGAGGTTCACCAGAACGTCGACAACGACGCCGACCAGAACCTGGTCAAGGTGACGAAGATGATCGGCAACCGTGGCGTCGGCTCACCTCAGGGTGGCGGCGTCGTGGGTACCGGCGAGGCCACTCGAGCGTTCGTGACGAGCCTCAACGGCCGCACGATCGTCAGTGCCCCGGCCAGCCTGCTCACCGACCCTGACGGTCTGCCGCGCGCGGTTGCTGCCGCCTGGGAGGAAGCCAGCAAGGCGAACCCGAACTTCATGTGGATCGAGGGTTGCTTCGTCGAGGCCGACCAGGCGAACCGCAACCGGGACTTCTGGTCGACCAACGACCTCCAGATCGGCGAGCCCACCGTGGCGCACGGACCGCTGAACTGGCTGCACGAGGAGCGCCACATCATCGGCACGCTCGCGGCTGCCCAGCTGGTCATGCCCGACGAGACCAGTGGCGAGCGGGCGCACATCCGCTCCCTTGCCGCCGTCTGGCGCTACCTGTGGCCGATGGAGGCTCGCGTCATTGCCGCTGCCAGCGACGACAAGAAGCTCTGGTACTCGATGGAGTGCATCTCGAAGACGGTGGCCTGCCAGTCGCCCGGCTGCACGCACGAGCAGCCCTACGGCGAGTTCATGATCGAGCCCGCGACTCGCTGTCCGCACGTGAAGGCCGGCGCCCCACGGCGCTACGTCGAGCCTCGCTTTCTTGGCGGAGCGATCATCGTCCCGCCGAAGAACCCCGGCTGGGGCAACGCCAACGCCACCGTCATGCGTCAGGCCGCGATGATGGCCGAGGGGCAGCAGGAAGCGTTCACAGGTATGACGACCACCGACGCCGAGCTGATGGTCGCCTCCATCATCCGGTACGCGACCGAAGGGAATGCAGCATGACCACGCCCACACCGGCTCCCGTGCCGGACCCGAACAACACCAACCTCGCCGACGAGAACGAGGAGAACCCGGCGTTCAACGAGAACGCCAACTTCGAGGCCGAGCAGGGCATCGACCCCGAGAACGTCTCCCCGACCCAGGACGCCACCAAGGACGAGGAGCCGGTGACCGAGGAGCCGTTCAACACCGACACCGGCCAGAGCGGCGTCTAGGACTACCTGATGGCCATCGGTGACGACGACGCGACGGGGTTTCCGCCTGGGACGATCCTCACGCCGTTCCAGGCTGACCCGCCGCAGCGCGTGGCACCCCTGACGCCCTTCCAGACCGAAGCCAACAGCGAGGACATCTGGAAGCCACCGGTGTGCCCGAATCAGGCACTGCCGGCCACCTCGATCGTGTACGGCTCCGCGCCGTAAGGAGACAGCAATGAGAGCAGACCCCATGCACTCGCAGGAGGAGCTCACGGCGTTCACGCCCGAGCCCGACTACAAGGAGCTGGAGCCCGTCGTCGGCGACCATCGCGGCGAGACCTACACCGACGTCGAGACGGGCCAGCCCCGTTACATCCACCCAGCCGATCGGCCGGTGACCTACCTCCAGAAGGTCATCGACGACGAGAAGGCTGCTGAGCAGAAGGAGACGACCCCGTGAGCAACGTGATCGGTCCGCCCTACGCGCTGGGTCCGGACGCACCGCCGAACCCGGCCTACACCAGTGGCAAGCCCCACACGCAGTACCCGTTCGCCGAGCTCACCAAGAGGCTGAACGGCCAGACGACGTCCGGTGGCGCCGAAGGTGCCAACCCCGATGACGTTCCCCAGGACACCGATACCTGAGGCTCCTGAGGAACCGGCCCTCCGCCCGAGGGTCTCCAGACACGGCCGCTCGTGGCTTTCGGACAGCCGCGGGCGGCCGTTGTCGTCTGCGAGAACTGTCAGTTCTCGAGAACCTCCTGCCGATGTCCGGGCTGTAGGCCGGGACTTCCCCTGGCCATTCAGGCCAGAGGAGGAAAGATGGCCGATCGCACCTTTACCGAGGGCGAGGCGTACGCCCTTGTGGCGCAGGCCGAGGAGCGGGCTACGGCCGCAGCGCAGGAGCAGCTCACTGCACTGACGACCGAGAACACCGACCTCAAGACCAAGCTGGACGCGCTCGAGGTCCGGGCCGTTGCCGCCGAGGAGAAGGCCACCACCGCCGAGCAGGCGCTGGAGACCTTCAAGACCGAGGTCGAGACCACGAAGGCAGCCGAGGCCAAGCGCGCAGAGCGCACCGCCAAGGTCGCCGAGGTGGCCCCGAAGCTCGAGCTCACCCAGGAGCGGTCCGACCGCATCGTGGCGATGACCGACGAGGGCTTTACCGCCTATGTCGAGGACATCCGCACCGCTGCCGGTCTCACCACCGCCGCTGCGGTGGACGACAAGGGCGTGCCGCGCACGTCCGCTGCGCTGACCGCCGCACCTGCGGTCACCGGCGGTGGCCAGCCGGCCCCTGCCACGGCTCAGGGTCTGTTCGCCGCCAAGCAGGCAGCGCGCGTCCCGGCGAAGGTCTGAGGAGGGTGATCTGACATGGCTTCCGACTACGGCCTGAACTTCGGCTTCCGCCGAAGCGACGAGTCGGTCCGTCTCTCCGAGGGCCGCGAGAAGGTCCCCGCTTCGGGCACCTTCCTGCTCGGCTCTCTGGTGAGCATGGACCCGGCCAACCTGGGCTTCCTCAAGGCGGCTGCGTCCGCCGAGGTGGGCGAGGGTGGCACCGTCGGCCTGCTCGTGCAGGAGGAAATCTGGGACCGGAGCATCTACGCCCCGGACCGGATCGACTCGTTCTACTACGGAGTGGCGCGCAACAACCGCCTCGCCGTCATCAGCTCGGGCGCGGGCACCAAGGTGTGGTTCAAGAACACGCCGGCCCAGACCCGCGCAGACGGCCGCACGATCGCGGCCGTGACCATGGTGGACTTCACGACGCCTCCGGCGCAGAAGGACTACCTCACCTGGAACGGGACCAACTTCCTCAAGAGCACGAACGGCGAGTCCGACTCGATGCTCCGAGTGACCCTGTCCAACGGCGTCGACTACGTCGAAGCCGTCCTGACCCGCTGATCCGAAGGGAGACACGCAGATGAGCCAGCTCGCGCAGTTCAACCGCAGTCGTGCGGCCGTGGACCCCTTCGGGAAGAACCCCGAGGCGGCCCAGGAGTACGAGCGTCAGAAGGCAGCTCTCAACGAGCGCGCCAAGAAGGAGTGGGACGACCCGGCATTCCACCGCAGCATCGCCGCCGACGTCGCCTCGATCCTCGACTACCAGTTCACCTTCGAGAACCTGTTCGGCTCGTACTTCCAGGTGGAGAACGTGGGTCAGTTCGACCGCGTCATCCTCCGGGAGCGTCGGGGCCTCAAGGTCTTCTACACCTCTCGCGGTGGCTACATCGAGGAGTCGCAGCTCAAGCGTGAGGACTGGGAACTCCCTCGGGACACCCTGGGCTTCCACGTCTCCGAGCACACCGACAAGCTCCAGGCGAACTTCGCCGAGACGATCGAGGACATGGTCTCGCTCGGCTCGGCTCGCATGGAGGCCGAGATCAACCGGCGCATGTTCAACCTCCTCCAGGAGGCTGTGCCGTCGAGCTCGCCGTACTACGTCGCGGCCGCTGGCCTGACGAAGACGGCTCTCGACACCGCGATCCGCGAGGTCAAGGACGCCATCAAGCCCAACGGTGTGGGTCCGCTGCCGGTCACGATCATCGGCCGCGCGTCGATGGTCGACCAGATCAGCGATTTCAACTTGGGTTTCGACCCGGAAGCTACCGAGGAGATCCGCGCCAAGGGTCGTCTCGGTGTCTACCGTGCGGCCAACATCGTGCAGGTGATCAACTACACCGACGAGAACGGCCTGCCCTACATCCCGGCCAACGAGCTGTGGGTCTTCGGCGGCACGGTCGGCAAGTTCGCGATGTACGGCGGCACCACCGCCAAGTCGTGGGAGGAGAACACCGTCGATTACCGGCACTACCGGACCCGTCGTGACATCGGTGGTCTCGTGCACCACCCGGAGCAGGCGCGCCGGATCGTCGACTCCACGGTGACCGAGGTCTAGTCCTCTAGGCTGACCTCACCTTCGCGGGTGTGCGCCCCGCCTGTTCTCAGCTCCCACGCTTGAACAGGCGGGGCGTTCGCGTGCCGGGGTTAGATCAGATGCTCGAGCGGGCCGGCCGATGATCCAGACATGCCGCTGACACCAACGCTTACGACGTACACCCAGCCTGAGGGTGTCGAGGGCCTGTCCTACTTCCAGGACTGCCCCGTCGACGTGCAGCACATCAACTCGGGTGAGCTCTACCTGCGCTTCGACCCGGTCAACTTCCCGCAGCGAGGCATCAAGAGCGCCTCTGTCGCCGCGCCGAGCTCGGGTAGCACCGACACCGAGTACGGGACCGGCTCGTATGGCACCGGGGTGTACGGCGAATGACGAGCCCCACCCCGATCTCGCCGGTTCTGCCCACGATCGCGAACCCTTCGCTGGACGTGTGGGGAGAGTCGCTCAACGGCGACTTGACCACGATCGTGAACGCGCTGAACCTGGTGATCTCCTCCTACGCGCCGGTCGCATGGGTGGCAGCTACGGTCGTCGCCTCCGGCCCCGTGACCGGCGGTCAAGCGGTCCGGGTGTCCACGGCCAGCGGCGCCGTCACGGTGACCTTGACGCCCTCCGGGTCCAGTCCAGCCAGGACGCGGATCAAGTGGGTAGCGGGATCGACCGGCCCTGTGGTCGTCGCGGCCGGCGGCACGGTGCTGGACCCCACCTGGAGCGGATTCGGTCAGCTAGGCGACTCCGCTGATTTCTCGCTCGACACCACGCAATCACCCGCCGTCTGGCAGCTCGTCTAACTCAGAAAGAGATCCCATGACCGTTCTGCGCCCAGTGGCCACCTACCCCTACATCTACGCGTGGACGGCTGCCAAGACGGCTGCCTACACCGCCGTCGCCAACGACGCCGTCCCCTGCAACACCACTGGTGGGACCTTCGCGGTGGCCGCTCCCACGTCCCCGACCATCAACCAGCGCTTCCGGGTCAAGTGGATCTCGGGAAGCGTCGCGCCGACTGTCACCGGCGTCGACTCCACCTTCACCGGCTTCGGGATCGTCGGTGACTCTGCCGACTTCGCGTACGACGGCACCACCTGGCAGCTGGTCTAGTAGTGACCGAGCTTCGTCCTCGGGTCTACCCAGTCCAGTCTCCCCTTCGGGGTACGCCCGTCACGGACAACACCTTCACCTCGGCCCAGTCCGGGGCGGCTTCGACGACGGCTACCTCGAGGCACCCGTTCACCGTTGCCGTCGACTGCACTGACCTGCGGCTCGTCTACGCGAACTGGTACAACAACGTCGCCACCGCCTCGCCGAACGAGATCGACGTCGACAACCCGAACCCGATCACGGTCTCGGCATCCATCGAGATCGCTGGGGTGAAGTACCGGGCCAGCTTCAACGGACAGACGTCAGTGACCATCGGCTCAGGCGGAATGGTCCAGTCCGACCCGTTGCCCGTGGATGTCACGGCCGGCACGGTGATCTACGTCTGGACCTACGTTCTGCCCACCGTGAGCTGGTACGCCAACGCGGTCAGCTCAACCCCCACGGGCTCCGGTGGCAGTTCGTCCCTGCGTACGGACACCGCGACGGTCACGTCCGGGTCCTCGACGGTGACCGACACCTCCATCGTGTCGACCGACTACGGGAAGCCCGTGAGCGGCACCGGCATCCCTGCCAACACCTACGTCGGCACCGTGACCGCTGGTGCGAGCTTCCTGCTGTCATCGACGTCCGGTTCGCAGACCAGCGTCAACGCCACCGGCAACGGCAGCTCGGTGTCGGTCGGCGGCGACCTGACCGGCACGAACATCTCGTCGGCGACGATCCCGGACGCGACAGGCAAGTTCCAGTACGTGCCCTCGCAGATCTGCGGCACGCCGCTTGCTCCCATCGGGGCCGCAGGTTCCACCCCGGTCGCGCTGCTGGTGGGCGACTCGCTGATGGGTGGCTCCAACGACTTCTCGGCGGCGACCTACAGCGGTCGCTCGACGACGACTCCCGCACTGGCGGGAGGCGGATTCACCGCGCGCGCCCTCTACGGGAAGATCCCCTACATCCAGACCGCCGTCTCGGGTGACCAGGCGGCGCTGTTCCTCGGCACCTCCGGGCACTTCCGCCGGTGGACCTGGGCGTCCGCAGGCACGACCATGCTCTGCAACTACGGCCGCAACGACCTGTCGAACGGTCAGACGCTGGCGCAGATCCAGGCGAACCTGCTGACGATCTGGACGATGGGCGCCCGTCGTGGGCAGCGGGTGATCCAGTACACGGTCACGCCCTACACCACCTCCACCGACGGCTGGACGACCACCGGCAATCAGGCCAACGCCACCGGCAACCAGGAGTCCGTGCGGGTCTCGCTGAACACCTGGATTCGCGCGGGAGCGCCCGTCGCCTCGGCGTTGAGCCTCACTCCCGTGGCCGTCGGAACGGCCGGCGCACTGGTCGCCGGCCAGCCCGGTCACCCTCTGTACACGTACTTCGAGGTCGCTGACCTGGTCGAGTCCGCTCGCAACTCCGGCGTGTGGGCGACGATGCCAGGTCGGACGATCACCGACGGTGTGATGTCGATGGGCAGCATCACTCTGACGTCCAGCACGGCAGCCTTCACGTCCGCCGACCTTGGTTCCATCGTCACCGTCGCGGGTGCTGGCACGTCGGGCGCTCTGCTCGTGACAACGGTCGCTGGCGTCTCGTCGGGAACGTCCGCTCAGCTTGCGACGAGCGCGAGCACAGCGGTCAGCGGTGCGACCGTGAAGATCAACGTCGCAGGAACGAAGGATGGGCTGCACCCGTCCTCACCGCTCGCCATCGTCACCTCGGCGGCCATCGTCACTTCTCAGATTGTCTAGACACGCTCGGACATGGCCGAGGACGATCGTTCGCGGCTACTGTGAGATGCGCAGCTGTTCATCTCAGCCGGCCTCGTAACGGGGCGATTGGAAGAAGGAACCATGCCAGTCACGCAGGAGCTAGACCGCACCAAGACGATGGAGACCTGGGAGATCACCGTCCCAGGGCGCGTCTGGGTCACCACGACGGTCTACAACCGCTACGGCCAGCCGGTCGACAAGCCGGTGTCGCTCGGCCCCAACAAGGTCGGCCAGCGACTCAAGATCAGCGTGGCGGACCGCGAGGCCAACCAGGAGCTCTGCGAGCGCCCCGAGCTCGATCCGTTCCTCAACGGCCTGCTGGTGCGGGTGGCAGGCGGCGACCCGGCAGACGAGTCCGTGGCCAGTACGGACGCGCTGACCAGCGCGGAACTGTCGCTGATCTTCGACAAGAACGGCAACGCCTTCCACGCGGCCGTGGACGCGCTGGGTGAGATCCCAGTGCGCCGGCTGCTGGCGCTCTGCGACGCTGTGGACGCCACGGCCAAGCAGAAGGCGTACATCGAGCAGGTCATCAACGAGCGCTTCCGCAATCCTGGCTCCAGTCAGGGCACCGGCTCGGCTGTGTTCAACCTCGCAGGTGAGCGGGTTGGTTCCGATGGCACGCCGTACGAAGGTGACGAGGACTAACTCACAGTCAGTTGCGAGCGAATCCCCACGTAGAGCGGGTAGGCGTGCTCATGGTGATGCTGCTGTGATCGTGATGGAGGACTGGGTGGACAAGGACCGCGTGCTCGATCTCGAGGTGGCGGAACTCGTCGCCCGCACGGTCGACACCGTGCATGCCATAAACTCGGCCATCGACGACCTCAACGAGATCATGAATAAGGTCCGCAACTCACCTCGTTCATCTCTGGCGTCCCATCTGTCGATACGTTCTGCATGACTCTCGAGGCGTACGACCAGCCCGAAGGCTCGGGCACCAACTACGGCCAGTCGGCGTCGAGCCTCAAGGGCGGCGTCTACTACTTCCAGGACTGCCCGCTCGACGCCGACCACCTCGCGTCCGGTGAGCTCAGGCTCCGGTTCAGCACGCTGGACTTCCCCGGCGTCAATGGGCCGTTCTACGAGAGCTTCTCGATCGGCCAGCGGACGGTCCTCGACCAGTTGCCTACGCCGGTTCCGGTGGGCTCACAGGCGCCACTGGCGGACATGGCTCCCTCGGACTAGCTGGCCGCTGGCTGGTCAGTTCTTCCCAAGGGTGGGTCGATCCCACCTGAGTGACGGTCACCAGCATCGGGACGATCCCCGATGAGACGACCCTCAACGTGGTCCAGGGGCAGAGTTTCACCTTCGACGCGATCCTCACCGAGGACGACGACGTCACGCCGCGTGACCTCACCGGCTGGATCGCCCACATGCAGATCCGCACCAAGCAGGCGTACACCGGCACGCTGCTCATCGACCTCTCGAGTCCCGGCGACTCCGGTGACGTCGGCTCCGACATGGAGAGCCTGATCATCCAGGCCGGCGGTCAGACCGGCCGCGTGGACGTCGTGATCCTGCCGACGGTCACCGCGCTGCTGACCAAGACGGTCTACTACTACGACCTGTTCCTCACGTCGCCCGACGGGCGGACGTCCATCCGCATGCTCTGGGGCACGGTCAACGTCTCGAATAGCGTGACGCAGGCAGGGACCTGAGATGGGCGTGATCATCAACCCGCCTGCCACGCAGACGGTCACCGTGACACCGCCTGAGTCTCCCTCTGTCGTGATCACACCTGCAATGACGCAGGAGATCGAGGTCGCGACCGAGGTAGCGGGCGACACCGTCGTCACCCCGCCTGCGTCTCAGAGCGTGAACGTCGTCGCCGGGATCGGCGTGCCGGGCCTCGATGGGACCAACGGCATGGACGGCGCGCCAGGCGCGCCAGGTCGTGACGGCTCCGATGTCGCCAGTTTCACCTACTACCAGGACGCCCCGGCTTACGAGTGGCTGATCATGCACAACCTCGGCCGCCGGGTGGACATCTCGCTCTACGACACCGCTGGCACCCGCTACCCCGCCTTCGTCGCTGAGTACGTCGACGAGAACACCATCCGGCTCACGTTCAGCCTGCCGCTGAACGGCTACGCGTACCTCATCTAGCTAGACCACTCAAGACCAGGAGAGAGAGCACCATGGCCGCCATTCCGTTCGTCGACCCGATCGACCTCCAGCAACTCGAGCTGCGCAACGCGGTCATCCACCTGCTGGCCACCGATCCGGGTAGCCCGGTCGCCGGTCAGCTCTGGTACAACACGACCTCGAAGCTCCTCAAGTACTACGACGGCACCGCCGTCCAGATCATCACGCCCGAGTCGGCGGCGGTGCTCATCGGCTCGACTGCCGGTGGTGACCTCACCGGCACGTACCCGAACCCGACTCTCGCCGGCACCGCCAACGTCGAGTCGATCATCCGGGCCAACCGGCTGGACCAGTTCGCGGCACCGACGTCCACGGTGAGCTTCAACTCCCAGACGATCAGCAATGTCGCCAACGCGGTCAACCCCGGTGACGCGGTCAACCTCACCACGCTCCAGTCGGCCATTTCGGGCCTGACCAGCAAGTCCGAGGTCGCCCTGGCCACCAGTGCCGCACTGCCGGCCAACACGTACGCCAACGGAAGCTCGGGCGTCGGTGCGACGCTGACCGCCACGGCGAACGGCGCGCTGTCGATCGACGGTGTGGCCGTCGTGGTGGGTCAGCGTGTCCTGATCAAGAACGAGGCCACCGCCGCCAACAACGGCATCTACGTGGTCACCACGGCCGGCTCCGCCGGTGCGGCGTACGTGCTGACCCGGTCGACCGACGCCAACTCGGCCACCCTGCTCGGCCCCGGCCTGCTGGTTCCGGTGGAGGGTCCGGCCGGCTCGACCGGCACGAGCAACAACGGCGTCGTGTTCATCTCGATGGCCCCGAGTCCGTTCGTGGTCGGCAGCAGCGCCATCACCTTCACCAGCATCGGTTCGACCTACACCGCCGGAACCGGTCTGACCCTGACCGGTACGACGTTCGCGCTTTCGACGCCGGTCTCGATCGCCAACGGTGGTACGGGCTCGAACTCGGCCGTCACTGCGCGTACGGCACTCGGCGCCGTGGGCAAGTACGCCACCACCATCGGTGACGGCACGACGACCAGTTTCACGATCACTCACAACCTGAACACGACCGACGTGAACGTCCGTGTGCAACTCGTTTCGACCGGCCAGGAGGTCCGGGCTGACAACTACGCCGCGACGGTCAACACGGTGACGGTCGCGTTCTCGGTGGCCCCGGCTTCCAATGCGATCCGCGTCATCATCAACGGCTAGCCGATGGCAGCACCCGCAACACCGGGCTTCACGATCGAGGAGCCGCCCCAGCTGTCGGCAGATCCCACCGGGACCTACCAGGCTGGTGCGGCGTACTGGAATACGACCCTCGGTCGGCTCCGGTACTACGACGGCTCGGCGTGGCAGTCGGTCGCTGACCTGTCCGACGTGACAGGTTCGGCTGCGACGCCGACGCAGGTGGGAACGAGCGTGACCTACACGCTGGCCGCGAACACCCAGGTCGTGTTCCGACGCAAGATCAAGCTGCTGGCGGGCGCACGCCTGCTGGGAGGCACGAACTCCGTGCTGGAAGGAGTCTGAGGTGGCTACGACGCCGGCCCAGCTGGAGTTCGTCCAGGAGGTCTTCGCCAGCTCGGTCGGTGACCAGGTTCCGAACGCGGGCGTCGGCAACCTCATCCTGTTTGCCGACGGGGGCGTCTGGTACTCGAAGAACTCGAGCGGCGCGGTCGCAGCCCTGTCGGGCGTCACCAGTGTCGCCGCTGCTGACGCCACCATCACCATCGGCGGCACCACTGCCGCGCCGACGGTTGCGCGCTCGGCCATCATCGGGGACGTCTCCATCGCGGCCGGCACCAACACGGCCACGCTCGCCAGCGTTATCACCGCAGCTGGTCCCATCGGCTCGGGTTCCACGGTGCCGGTCATCAGCTACGACGCCAAGGGCAGGCTGACGGCGGTCACCACCGCGACCATCACCCCGGCTGCCATCGGCGCACCGTCCGGGTCGGGCACGAGCTCGGGTTCGAACACGGGCGACCAGACGATCACGCTGACCGGAGATGTCACCGGGTCGGGCACCGGATCGTTCGTCACCACACTGGCGACAACGGGCGTTGGCGCCGGCGGTCCTACAGGCTCCGCCAGCACCGTGCCGGTGATCACCTATGACGCCAAGGGTCGTCTGACAGCCGTTAGTACGGCCACGATCACGCCCGCTGCGATCGGTGCTCCCAGTGGCTCCGGTACGAGCAGCGGCTCGAACTCGGGTGACGTGACGCTGGGTGCGGTCGGCTCGACGCCCAACGCGAATGGTGCCAGCCTCGTTGGCCAGGTGCTGACGCTCCAACCCGCGAGCGCCACGCTTGCAGGTTTGATGCCTGCCTCCAACTTCGCTTTCATCGCGGCGATCGACGGCGGCCAGTTCCTCAATGTCCAGTCCAACCCGTACTCGAACCTCAAGTGCGACGGCGCCACTGACGACACGGCAGCGCTGAACACCCTGCTGAGCAACGCGCCGGACGGCTCGACGCTCATGTGGCCGACCACCGACGCCGTCATGATCCTGACCGGCGCCGTTTCGATTCCGGCTGGCAAGCACTTCAACTTCATCGGCGGCGCGAAGGGCAAGACGACCTTTGTTCAGACCAGTCCGACCGCTGACCACATCACCTGCGGCGACTGGTACTCGACGTTCACGGGGATCTCCTTCGTCACGGTCAACACGACGACCACCGGCACCCAGTCGCTGACGTCCGGCACCGTTCTGATCGTCGCGGCGATCCCGTACCTGACTTACGTCGCCGCTTCGGGGACCATCACAGTCAACTCAAGTTCCGGCTGGCAGACGCTGACCTATTCGGCACGCACGTCCACCTCGGTGACCCTGTCGCAGACGGGCACCGGTACAACAGTGGCGGGCGCTCCGCTGGTCTTCAAGACCGCTGGTGCGGCGATCAACGCGGGCAACAACGTCGGCATCGACACCACCCACTGTGATCTGACCTGTTGCTACAACGGCTACGTCGCTTCGGGCTCGACCGCCAACGCCTCGGACATCTACGACCTCGGCGGCCTGAACACGATCAACTCAGACATCATCATCAACGGCGCCAACTGGAACGGCACGATCAACCGGATCACTGTCGACTGCACGGTCAACAGTCGCACCGCGGCTCACGTCGACCTCCAGCAGTGCGGCGCGGTGACCGGCTCCGACAACGAGATCATCCGAGGCAACTACAACCTGCGGATGGGCTACGGCGGCGCGGCCTACCCGGCAGGTGTGTTCAGCGTCTACTTCACCGACTCGTTCTTCGACAACGCGGGCGTCGATGCTGTCCTGATCACGGGCACTGCTGCGGTGCAGCGCATCAAGTTCAGCAACTCGTGGCTGTCGTCGGCTCAGTTGGGCATGGGTCTGAACCTCGCCTCCACGGCGACCACACTGCCTACCGACATCGAACTGCTGAACTGCAACATCTACGCCAACGCCACCAACGGTGTCGGCGGCGCCGGGGCGCAGGACATCCGCATCCTCGGATGCCAGATCGCGGGCAACGCCACGGCGGGCGTGAACACTTCGGCCGCGCGCATTGACGTCGCCAACAGCCGCATCGGCCCCGTCGGTGGCATTGGCGCCAATGGCACCGGCATCATCGTCCCAGCGGGCGCGTACCAGTACATCCAGATTCACGACAACGACATCTCGGGCAACACCACCGCGCCGATCACTGATAACAGCACCTCTAGTGTCGCCAAGTTGATCTACGGCAACGCTGGGATGCCACTGCCGCCGACGCCCTCCATCGCTGCGTCGGCAGCGATCAGCACGACCGAGACGTACATCACCACGGCGATTCCGCTGCCTCCCGGCACGCCGCTCGTGGGCACTACCTATCGCCTCACGGGCTACGGCACCTGCACGTCGACCGCCGCGAACGTCTCCACATTCACGGTGCGCATCGGTACCACGGGCACGACGCCCGCGTCCGATACGACGGCGACGGCCGCACTCGCTCCTGCCACTGCCGCTGCGACGTCGGGCACGGCGAACGGCTTCCGCTTCGAGATTCTGGTGACCTGTCGTGTGCTCGGCGCGACGACGAGCTGGGAGTGCTCGCTGGCTATTGTGAACACCGGCGTCATTGGCATCTTGTCGATCGCCTCTGCGGCCGTCGTCGGCGTCTCAACCGGCGCCTACAGCAACGCCACCCAGCAGTACCTCAACGTCTCCTACAAGACGGCCGCCACGACGACCACGAGCACGTTCCAGATGGCTGCCTGGGAGACCATCAAGCAGTAGTAGGGTCCGCGCATGGCGAAGAAGCAGTTGATGCTCCAGGGCTTCATGGTGCGCCCAGTCGTACACCTGGCCGACTTCGAGGACAGCACCATCGAGCCTGTGAGCGTGGGTGAGCAGATGGTCACGCTCAAGCAGTGGGACAAGTTCCTCGCCAACCAGTGGCCGGACATCTGGGCCAGCCTGAACCAGATCGTCGAGGAGCAGCTGGCCGCACAAGCGGAGGAAGCCGCTGCCATGGCCAAGGCTCGTGAGTTCCAGGACCGAACGGCGAGCAAAGCTCATGAGCCGACCGTCGAGCCGACCGTCGAGTAACCCTGGCGCCAATGTCGCGCCAGCCCTTCTGCGCTAGTCAAGCCGTCAAGGCCAGCTGCTCAGTAGGTCCCCGCGCCAGTCCGATGCTCTGACCATGAGCATGCAGCCGAGTGATGCCCTTGACCCGGTCTTCACGCCGCAGCCGCTCAACACGACCGTTCCTGGCACCGACCTCGATGACCTCGTCGGCGCGCTCCAGCGCGAGCTCGCGGTGCCCGGTGAGTTCGCCACCGTCTTCCCGAACACGCAGAACTCGGATCTCGCCGCGTCACTGGGTGACGCCTTCGCCCAGGCGCAGCTGGACGGCTTCTTCTCCCAGCAGACCCTCGATCTGAACACACTCATCGTCACGCCCGGCCTGTCGTCCGGCGGCATGGCACTCGTCGTCATCTACGCAGCGATCCGCACCATCAAGGCGCAGCTGCGCAACCTCCAGAGTTCGGTCACCTACAAGGCCGGTCCGGCTGAGTACCAGGCGACCTACTCGAGCAACGTGCTCACCACTGAGCTCAAGGACTTCCAGGAGCGGCGACAGGAACTCCTGGCGCTGGTTCTGCGCCAGGGTCGCAGCGTCAACGCCGCCTACGTGGCAGATGGCTACCTGATCCGGGCGTTCAGCTACTTCCCGTACTACTACGGCGAGGTCGGCAGCTTCTACCCGTTCGAGCTCGCGGGCACGGGTCTCGGCCTCGGGATCTGAGGCTGACAGATGGCCAGCTCTCCACAGATCCCCTTCAACGCGGCGACGGTCCGCGCTGGGCTTAGGCTCGCTATGACCGTGGGCTTGCCGCCCGTTGAGGCTGACCAGCCGACGTTCTACTTCCCACCGACCAGCGTGACGCCCGGCGTCACGGGTGAGGCGCTCGACGAGGAGGGTGTGCCCTTCGCACCGTCGACAACGGTCGTTCGCAGCACCCCGGCCCCCGTACAGGTCCCGTGTGCCGTGGAGTACCACGACGGCTCGGGCAAGCTCGAGAACTTCGGCGTCATCGCCGCCAGCAAGATCGTGCTCACCCTGCTGGACGAGGACTACGACCAGGTCGAGGGCTTCCTCTATGTCGTGATCGCCGGTCAGAAGTACTGGTATCGCAGGACCGAGAACGCCACGGGCCTGGTCGCGCTGGGGATCTACACCGTGCACTGCGAGTCGGACGACCAGGGGTAGAGATGGCCTTCATTCGCGGTCAGGAGCGCCTGGTCTATGAGACGACCAAGACCTACCTGACCACTCAGCTCACCGCGCTCGGGTGGTTCAGCAGCACGCTGCCGTTCGCCGCTGTGCAACCCGGACCCGTCACACTGCTGGACTACGTGCCGCCTGACGACCAGGCCAAGAAGCCGAACACGATCGCTTTCACCTCAGGCACCGACGACATCGACGCGGAGCAGGAGATCGGCGCGGCGCTCGGTGGCTTGTGGGAGACCGACCACGTCTTCTTCGTTGACATCTGGGGCGAGTCGCAGGGCATCGCCAAGCAGTTGGCGTCGGACATCCGTGCGATCCTTACCGGCCGGCTGCCAGGCTGCTCGCGCTGCCAGCCGATCATGGACCTGACCCAGAATCCGCCGGTCGTAGCGCCTGGTCACTACATCCAGTACGAGGACGTCGAGACCACCACTCCGGTCAACCAGGACAACGAGAAGTCCTGGCGCGTGGTCAAGGTCAGAGCCGAGCACTACTACACGGCAGTCGAGGTCGGCACCTGATGAGTCGGCACCTGATGAGTCGGAACCTGATGGGCTCAAGCTGATGGCGAGTGAGGACTTCATTCGGGCAATGGCGCTCGAGCAGCGCAAGCGTCTCGTGGCGATGGTGATGGATCACTTCGAGAAGCAGGTGCTTCCGCTCGTGCCGCAGGCTCAGCGTGCCGCCACCAAGGAGGCGTTCCGCGCCAAGGTCATGGACGCCGTGGGCCGGTACCACGACTACACCCTCGACGCCCTCAAGGCCGCGACAGCCACGAGCGACAACGTCGTCAACGAGCACTACCTCACGCTCCTCCAGGAGATCCACGGGGCGGTGACCCGTGGCTAGTCGCACTCCCGGCACACCGGGCAACATCGCCGGTTTCTCCGCCATCGGGTTCGGCGTCGGCAACCCGGACTTCCTCAACAGCGCCGCCTCGAAGGTGCAGGCGTACTACCGAGAGATCGAGTTCGGCACCACGCGCTTCGTCGGCCGTCGCATCTACGGTCTGTTCGGTGACGAGGCAGGTCCGCGTGGCGGCCTGATCAACGGCACGCTCACACCGTTTGGCGGCCGTGTCGACCAGAAGTTCGTCCCCTTCGCCGAGCCTGAGACGAATCCAGTCGGTGGCCGTCGCGCAGCCGCGTACTTGCGTCGGCAGGAGAAGATCAAGGGCGATCAGGCTGCCGGCGCCGTCTCTGGCATCATCAAGCGCGAGATCGTTGCCCAGAAGGCGTACGCCAAAGCTGCGGCGGCGTTCAATCCGCTCGAGCAGGAACGCACCGCCATTCAGGAGGCGTTCAGCCAGACCTTCACCGATCCGTCGAGTGCGCTGTCTGGTCGTGGCCGTCAGCGCAAGACGGCCGGCGCCGCGTCATTCAAGAAGCGTTCGGGCCTCCAGGTGACCTTCACGCTGTCTGGCTTCCAGACCTCGCTCCAGAAGGTCGACCAGGCGTTCATCACCGAGCTCACCAACGCCAACAAGATCCTCGCGCTCCGATTGGCGGACAAGGTCGCCGAGGAGCAGGACCAGCTCATCAAGCGGCGGCTGGTGAGCTCAGGGCGCCTCGTGTCGGCGACGCTCGATCCCGCGAACAGATTCCCCAGCTGAGGACACCGTTCTCATCTGGTCAGTTGCTCCGGCCACCAGGCCGATCCACTCACCGAGGAGGTAGACCATGGCGATCAAGGCCGGAAGCATCATCACCGTCGGGCGCGATCAGGTGCTCATCGACCGCATTCAGACGGGTGGTCCGGGCACTGTCAACGTGCCGGTCGAGACCGTCTTCGAGCTGGGCAACTACAAGAGCGTCGGCCAGGTGCGGGACATCCCCGACTTGACCTTCTCGCTCGACAGCTACGACGTGTCCACGGATCTCGAGGCGCTGATCCTGCGCGAGGACCCCACGGCGGTCCACACGTTCGACTTCGGCTCGGCTCAGGCGATCGACATGAAGTCGATGTTCAAGGCCGGTCAGCAGGCGACGGACCCGTTCGCCACGGTCAGTTCGGTGGGCATCCCGTTCCTGACGCTGGAGTCGATGGCCTACAGCTTCGGCCTCACGAGCGACGCCAAGCAGACGGCCACCTTCCGTGGTGACTCGATCTACTACAACGCCGGTTCGACCTACGTGGAGACCACGGCGGGCACGGGCGCGGCTGGTCAGACGGTCGTCACCGCTAACCCCGCGTACGCGATCGTCGAGGCTGGCATCGAGCGCCGCATCCTCAACGTCACGGCCAACGGGCTGCGCCTGGTCAACGGTGTGGACTACACCGAGTCTTACGGCACGGTCACTGCCGATGCTGCGGTCACCACGATCACGCTCGTCGCTGTGGTGGCGACCGGCGCCAACATCGACATCATGTACTCGAGCCCGACCGTCGAGGAGTTCCCGCAGTCGGTGAACGAGGTCGCCAGCGCGACGAAGCCGGCCGCCATCCGTGGTCGCGACATCGCCATCTACCTCGGCGCCTACGACAAGACGCAGCCCTACCTGAACCGGCTGCCGGGCGTGCAGAGCTTCGACGCGACCTGGAAGGTCACGCTCGACAAGGACCAGGAGTTCGGCAACTACCACCTGGTCGGTCAGGACTACGACGTCCCGACGGTCACCGGCTCGGTGCAGATCAAGCCGGTCGACCCGCAGGCGCTCCAGAATGCAATCAACCTGATCACCGGCATTGACCCGACGACCTTCCAGTCCTCGGCTGCGACGCAGTCGCCCATCGTGCCGGTCACGGCGGTGCTGCACAGCCCGATCGACGGTTCAGTGCTCAAGGTCATCACCATCGACGACGCGCGCTGGACGGCCCCGGCCTTCTCGGTGCAGGTGCAGCAGAAGCTCACGGTGAAGCTCGACTTCACCTCGGACCAGGGCGACATGACCGTCACCGACGGCACGGTCTAGAGCGGCACGGTCTAGACCGGCCTACTCGCAAGCTGCTAGAAAGCAAGGCTCGAAACGCACGACTCGAAAGAGCGGAACGGACTGGACGGCCAGCTCTCGACTTGACCTCGGGAGCTGGCCGTTGCCGTACCCATCAGGGCACGGCTGGACTGGGATCGACTGGAACAACGGAGGGTGACATGGCACTGATCGACCTCAAGCGGGTCACTGACCTGTTCGTCGAGGGCGTCGAGATCGTGTTCGACGACAACCCCGAGGAGCCAATGCTCCTGTGGATGGCGAAGCTCAACAGTTTCGAGCTCGAGGAGTGCCGGCGCGACGGCGCCGCAGCGCGCAGCCGCTACATCCTCGCCTTGGAGGACCCCGAGACGCCCGAGGGTCTCGTGTTCGAGGCACGCCTACGGGAGATCCCCACCAGTCAGCTGATCGAGGAGCTCGTGAGCCTGCGTCGGCAGGAGTTCATCAACGAGGCGATCATCGAGGCGCAGGCCGACCCGGAGTGGACCGACAAGATCCAGGTCATCCAGCGCACCCTTGACACCGACACGCTGACTGACGACGAAAAGCGTGTCGTCGACAAGGTCTCGACGGAGTACGCCGAGCATCTCGAGGCGCTTGTCCAGCGGCGCATGAAGCAGGCGCGCGTGGACTACGGCCAGGACAACGCCGTCGAGGACGAGTACCGCAAGAAGTGGCGCGAGTCGCGAGCCAGCGACAGGTTCGCAGCTGGCTACACCCGTTCGCAGCTGTACTACAGCTTGCGACTCTGCGACGCCACCAGGGTCGAAGGCGTGACCACCTGGGACCACGCGAAGTGCAAGCACCAGCGAGCTCTCGCGTCGCCGGCCGAGGTCGAGCAGCTGCCGCCCGGCCTGTTGGAACGAGCCAACATCGCGCTGGGGGAGCTGGCCATGAGCCGTGGTGAAGCGCGTTTCTCGGGAGGGCAGCCGAGTTCGTCCGTGTCGTCTCAGCTGCCCGACACGGCGGTGGAGTCGCCAGCCTCTACCCAGGAGGCAACGCCGCCAGCGCCGGCTGGGACCTCGTCGTAGCCGTCAACGAAGCCATGTCCATCCTCAGCTTCTATGAACTACCCGAGGAGGACCGACCACCGGAGGAGTTCTACGGAGACGACGAAGCCATGAGCCAGTGGTTCGAGAGCGTCCGCGCCCGGCGTCGCAACGGCTCCGGTGGCAGTGACGACGTCGAAGTGCCGATGACCAGGAACGAGATCATTCCCCGCCGCTAGAGGAGGTGAGCGAGATGGCTGACGAGACCAGCAACTTTCTGATCAACGTCGAGACGACCGGCAACACGTCGGGCATCTCGGAGGTCAGCGAAGCTCTTGCCGCCATTCCCGATGTCGCGGAGGAGTCGGCCAGCAAGACCAATGAGGCCCTCGCTGGCATCGGCGACATCGACGCGGGCGGCATCTCGAAGTTCACCGCGCAGGTCGACGCCGCCCTCACATCAGCGGCCGACGGCGCCAAGGCTCGCGTGGCCGAGATCAAGGGCGCGCTCGCTGAGGCCACCACGATCGTTCCGACCAACGCCGACATCGCCCGGCAGAACGAGAGGGCGCGCGCGGCGGTCAGCGAGCAGGCCAGGGTCCCCAGGCCGGCCGCGAGTTTCATCAACGCCGGACTCACGAACGCGGAGATCACTGAGTTCGCCGGCATTCCCACTGCGGATCTTGAGTCCTATCGCACGCTGCTGGGGCTTGAGACGGAGGCCGAGCAGGGGGCTCGCGGGCTCCAGTCTGCGATCCAGGGACTCCAGGCTCCACTGGATGAGTTCACCGCTGAGGGCGTGGTCGGTCTCCGCGCAATCAACTCTGAGATCACCTTCCTGGAGAAGCAGAGCGCCCTTCTTCGACAGTCGCTCGTCACGGGCAGGACCTCAGCAGGCGATCCGCTCTCTGATTTCGAGAAAAACAACATCAGCGAGCAGATCGACCTCAACAGCGCTCAGTCCAGCGTGCTGCGGACGTCTCGAAAGGACCTTCTCACCGGCTCTCAGGAGACAGCGACCAGCACCACAGACGTCACGCTCGAGGAGCGCCTGGCCCAGGTCACGGCCCTCACCGCCGAGGGAAAGAACAAGGAGGCCGTCGCTACTGCTGGCCTGGGCTTGGCTGAGCAGAAGCTCGAGACGATCCGACAGGCGGGCATCACTGGCACCACTGAGGAACTCGCTGCAATCAAGGCCCTGACAGCGGCGCAGGAACGACTCGCTGCCGTTCAGGACTCGCAGGCAGCAGCAGCCGCGAAGGCGGCGGAAGCCGGCGGCGGCGGCATCGGTGGTTTCTTCCGAGGTTTCCAAGGCGGCCTGGGCGGCGGTGACGAGGGCCAGGACGCAGAGTCGCTGGGCAACACGACCGCACAGGTCGCCAAGTATCTGCTGCTCTACCAGGCGTTCCGCCTCGTCGAGGACGGACTCAAGCAGGCCATCACCCAGTCGGTCGACTTCGACCGGGCGATCACCGACCTGGGCAACCGGCTCGACCTGCCACGCGACAAGGCCACCGCGCTGGCCAACTCTCTCGGCTCGATCGGCGCACCGGCCGGCCTCGCTCCCAGTCAGTCCGTCGAGCTCGGCGCGCAGTTCGCCGGTGCTTTCCAGGGCCAGGGTTCGTCCACGCAGCTCGCCCAGCAGGGCAGCCAGCTCGGCGCTGAACTCACCGTGCTGGGCGGATCGGCTGAGGCCGCGCAGGCTGACCTCGAGGATCTGGTGGCCGCAACGAGGGCCTTCAACCTCACGGCTGCCGACACGCCGCGCGTGCTGGATGCAGCGACCAGCGCGGCGCAGAACTTCGGTCTGGCCAACGCACAGGCGGTGCTGCCGGGTCTCGCCCAGATCGGTGACCTCGCCACGAGTGCCGGCTTCTCCGTCGAGCAGACCGCCAACACGCTGGCTGACCTCCAGGCGCGCACGGGTGAGTCCAGCGCAGCCACGGCCGGCGAGCTCCAGCGCTTCTTCGGTCGCGAGGGCAACGCTGCGTTCCAGGAGGTCTTCGCCAACCTCGGCATCAACACCCTCCAGCCGTTCAACGACGAGCTGTCGGACCTCTCGGCGAAGTTCGACACGCTCACGCAGAAGCAGAAGGACTTCATCACCGCCCAGTTCGGTGGTGGTCGTGCCGGCGTCGCCGCGCTCGCTCTGATCGAGGACTACGGCAACGTCCAGGAGGCGACGAACAAGAGCGTCTCCGAAGGCGGTATCGCGCAGGAGCAGTACTTCAAGCGTCTGGACGACGTACGCGGTCTGCTCGAGCAGCTCAAGGGTGACCTTCTCGAGATCGCCAAGGACGTCGGCACCTCAGGCATCGGTGCCGGTGCGGGCGTTCTGCTTGAAGCCTTCAAGCCGGTTCTCGACACGGTGCAGCAGTTGCTTGCCGTGTTCGACTCCATCCCCGCGCCGCTGCGTGAAGCTGCCTTCCTGGTCGGCGAGATCGCTCTCGCAGCCAACCTGATCGGCAAGCTCGACCTGGGCACCCGCGTCGGCAACATTGCCGGGAACGCTCGTTCTCGCGTCGGTGGCATCGGCGCCACCGGACCGGCCGGCACGATCGGTGACGCGGAAGCCGAAAGCGCCGCCAAGATCGAGGCCGCTTCCACTGAGGTAGTCGCGGCCGAGACGAAGTTCGCGGACGACGTCTTCGGTGTCGGAGGAGCGAAGCTCACTGCCGGCATCGACGCGCTCACCTCCGCGCTGACCCGTGGCGCTGAGCAGCTCGACGCGGAGGGACTGACTGGCTCCAGCGGGGTCGGACGCGCCGCGCTGAATCTTGGCGCCGTTGACGTCGTTGACGCCGCCAAGACGTCCGGCCTGCTTATCACCGACGCCGTGGGGACGCTCGCGACGTCCATCAAGGGCGCTGCGAGTGGGCTGTTGGAAGCCGTCGGGCCGTTGGGCGTGGCTCTCGCTGGCGCCTTCCTGATCGACCAGACCTTCAATGCCACCAGCAAGGTTCTCTCGGCGCAGGTCTCGGCCGGCGGTGGCGGGACATCGGCTGATGATTTCCTCAATGGCGCCAACGCAGCCGGCAATCAGGCCGTCTCGGATCGCCGTGATTCCAGTGGTTTCTTCGGCGCGACCATCAACGCGCTGCTCGGGAACCAGGCCGGTCGGGACGCAGCCGCGAGCGCTCGTTCGCAGCAGCTGGACGCGGCCCTGGCCAAGCAGATCCAGACCGCCGGCGCAGGTCAGACGGCTGCGAACGCCAACGAGGCTCTGGTCGATCTCCAGGACGCCACGGATGGCACGAATGGTCTGACGACGTCGCTCAAGAACCTCGCTGCCGTAGGTCTCACTGCACAGCAGCAGTTCGATGCTGTGAGCGACGCGCTCAGCGACGCGAACAAGGCGGCCAACGGGTTCATCGCTCCTGGTCAGTTCGCCAAGATCGCCTCCGTCGTCGGAGCGAACGCGGCGCAGGACCTGAGTGCCGACTCCACCATCGGGTCCACGTCAGTCCCGCTCACCGGCAACATTGGCGTTCCCGGCACGAGCTTCCGCGTTCCCGGCACGAGCTTCCTCAAGGACGCTCTCGGAGTCGGGCAGTCGTTCCTGTTCAAGCCGCGAGCTAACAGCGAATCGAACGCCGACACCCTGACGAAGTCTCAGTCGACGGACCTCTCGTCGGCTGTCTCCGCGTCGATCCAGTCGTTCCTGAACAGCAACGATCCGTTCGGCGATCCGCTGACGGCTCAGCAGCTCCAGCAGGAGCGTGACCAGGCCGTGCAGGCGGCCGTCACCAAGCTCCAGAACGACGGAAAGAATGCGGCGCAGATCGCGAAGCTGTTGCCCGATCTCAAGACCTCGATCGGTCAGGCGGTCAGTGCTCAGCTCGCTTCCCTGACGAGCAACAGCAACCTCTCGGTGGCCGATGTTGCCGACGACGTCACCGGCCTGACGCAGACCGCTCAGCAGGCCGGCACGGACGAGGTGACCAACGCGTCATTGGGTGGTGCGGCCGTCGGTCCTGCTGGTGTCACTGGCGCCAACACGACCTTGCAGGATCTCTTGCAGACGAGAGCCGAGCTGCTCAAGCAAGCAGTCGTCAAGACGCCAGGCGGACAGCAGGTGCTGTCGCAGCTCAACCAGAACATCGCCGCTGCGCAGCTCGCGCTCCAGCAGGCCACCACAACGCAGATCGGCGTCGATGGCCAGTTGGCACAGTCCTTGATCTCGCCGCTCGACAAGGACGGCACGATCAAGGCGAACATCGCCACCTTGCAGGCCGAGCTCAAGAACACCTCCGAGGTCAGCGCTCGCGAGGCTCTCCAGGCGCAGATCAACCAGGCCAGTCAGCAGCTGGCCGCTCAGGTCACCTCCGACATCAACGCCGCGTATGCCGTAGGTGTGGCCTCCGATGACGCCGTGGGGCAGGCCCAGGTCGCGCTTGAGCAGGCCCTGAACACTCAGCAGCGTGACCTCGCGCAGGGGGCGACCGGATCTCAGGTCTCGCAGGACACCGTGGCTGTGGCCAACGCCAAGCTGGCGTCCCTGCAAGCGGGCATCGCCCAGACGGTCGCGCAGCAGACGGCGTCGGCCCGTGCGGGTGATCCGCTGGCACAGGCCACCACGGCGCTCACGACGGCGCAGGAGACGCTGACGGGCATCACCGCTGGCACCACGGCGTACTACACGCAGCTGGCCACCATCAACCAGGCGCAGTACGCCCTGGCGCAGGCCATCGCCACCGACGCGAGCAACCAGTTCCTGCTGGCCCGCGACACGACGAACCCGGTCGACACGGCACGCGCTGCCCTCCAGCAGGCGCTCGTGCAGCAGGCACAGGACCAGAAGCGCGGTACTGGCAACGCGGCGGCCGACAAGGTCGCCGTCGAGAACGCGCAGGAGGCGGCCATCCAGGCCGTCCTCACGCAGCAGCTCTCGCTCCAGGAGACGGCGTTCAACCTGCATCAGGAGACGGGCCAGCAGTACCTGGACTTCCTGGAGAACCAGAAGACGTCGCTCACCGCTCAGCTTGCCGCGACCAAGAAGGGCAGCGAGGGCTACCAGCAGCTCATCGACGACCTGAACACCGTCAACGGCGACATCCTGTCGGTAAGCCAGCAGTACTCCGGCCAGTTCAACCTGGGCAACATCAAGGTGCCCACGGTCTACGACGCTCGTGTCCAAGAGGCCAATCCAAGCGCCGGCCTGGGCGCCTCGACCAACGTGCAGAACGTCTACTTCTCCATCAACGGCGCCGACACCAACGCGGTGAAGCAGATCATCAGCCAGACGCTGGGCCAGCAGCCGCTGTCGACGCGCGGCGTGACGACCAGGAAGGTCACGGTCTCCTGACATGCCCTTTCATGTAGGACTTCTGCGTTGGGTCTTCACCGACCCGACACCCGGTGCCGATCCGGCCACCTACACGGTGCCGATCAACCCGAACCAGATGACGAGTCCCTACTCGGCGCCTCGAGCGATCACCACGAAGACGACAACGGCCGTTGGCGGCCAATCGCTGGTTTTCGAGGGCGCGACGCCGCCGCAGGAGATGACCTTCCAGGGAACGATCTTCACCGAGGATCACCTCAACGCGATGCTCACCTGGCGAGCGAAGACCGCCATCACCACAATCACCGATCACTTCGGCCGCATCTGGACCGTCTACTGGGAGGACTTCCAGGCCATCGCCGCCGGCTCGAGCCAGTACCCGAACAAGCACACCTACACCGCCAAGGTGCTCATCCTCGGCGGACCGGATGGTGGCGTGTGAGGAGCTCGTCATGAGAAACGTCCCGCCCCGGATGGATGCCATCTGGAACTCGGGTGCCTTTGTCGGCGCCCAGCGTCCGATGGTGCGCATCACCGTCGGTGCCTGGACCATGAAGGAGACGGCGGTCCCCGGCAACGTCTACCGCTCAGCGATCTTCGGCCAGACGCAGGAGCCGATCGAGCTCCCCAATGTGCAGCAGTGGACGTGGACCAAGAGCACCGGCCAGGCAGCCGGCACCTTCCAGCTGAACCTCATCAACGTGAAGGCGTACCCGCCCGGTGTCGCGGCGCAGCTGCTGTCGCTCGGGCGTCTCGAGACGGGGATGCAGCAGGGCGCCTATACGCCGAACTACACGCCGCTGTCGGCGAGCAAGCCGTCGACCAACGTGGGCTACAACAAGGTGCTGCCACCTCGAGCTCGTAACACCGCCAGCCCGTGGCAGTCGCTGCTTATCCCAGACACGATCATCAAGTCGTACGAGGGCTTCGGCGTCGACCCGAGCGTAGCTCCCGAGGCGGACGCGAACCTGGTGCAGACCGGCATCTGGCTGATCGACCAGGTCGTCTACGGCACGGACGGCACCATCGTGGTGACAGGTCGGGACCTCGGCCGGCTGTTCGTCGACACGATCACGGTGTTCCCGAATGTGCCGGCCAACTGGTACCCGCTGTCGTTCGACGCCTTCCAGAACGTGCCGGCCATCACCGCGCTCCAGCCGGTCACCCAGTCCGCGTCCGGAACCCTCACGCCCGACCACTCCAGCAACCTCGTGCACAACGGCGACGCACCGGAGTACGGACACCGTCTGGCCGACGCCTTCGACTCCGATCGCAGCACCTACTGGTTGTCGGTCGGCAACGCCGCACCCAACGCCGACTACTCGTTCGAGTACGTCGAAGGCGACATGCCCGCCGGCGAGGTCAGCGCCGTCACCGTGGACGTCGTGAAGGGGCCATACACGGCATACATCTCGGTTTATGCGGATGGTGCATGGCAGGGCGCGAACGTCGTGCCCTACAACCCGGACGACCCGATCTCCGGTCCCAACGGCTCGAACATCCCTTACGTCACAGCGGGTTCGACCAACGCCGACGCACCCACCACGTTCACGTTCTCGCCCATCAAGGGCGCCACGAAGATCCGCTGCTGCCTGACCAACCTCCAGGACTTCGGACTCGGGCCGTACGTGCACCGTGCCGGCATCAGGACGCTGAGCGCCAAGTACTCGCAGGTGATCGGGGAGAAGAAGATCACCCTGTCGCCTGCCAAGCGGCTCGGCAACTATGCGGACTTCACCGATTTGATCAAGCTGTTCAGCCTGTGGTCGGGCTTCTACTGGCCGCGCACCGATGCGAGCTTTGTCAACTCCGACGGCACCACGCAGACACAGAACGCACCAAGCAACGACTCCGCCCTCAAGGAGGGTCGCGTCTGGGGTGACCTCGCGCAGACGGGAACGGTCGGTCTCGTCAGTCTCACCGCTGACATCTGGGACCACATCACGATGGCCGACGCGGTCGCGTACATCCAGGACATGATCGGCTTCGTCTTCTTCATCGGAGACCTCGGCGGCGTCGTCTGGCGGCTGCCGAACTACTACACGACCGGCAACTACTACGAACTCGACGAGGACCGCGTCGGCGGCGCGGCACCCAGGACGCACGACACCGTCCTCATCGACGAGACCAAGCAGCTCCAGTCGCTGTTCGTGACGCTGAACTCCCAGAACGTCCGTGAGCGGGTCGCCGTCAGTACGGCAAACGGTTCCTACGGCGCGGTGGTGGCTGGCTTCAACCCGAACCCCGACGGTCAGATCCGCATCGGCGTCTACTCGGACTATCGGTTCGCCTCCGCGAAGGAGTGCCGGATCATGGCCGAGCTGGTGGCGCTCCAGCAGATGTTCACGTTCCGCACCGACCAGGTGATCATCCCCGGCTACCCGCGTCTCCAGATCGACGACCAGGTGCTGATCAAGGAGCAGATCACCGGCGAGTACTACCGGCACTACATCTCCGGGATCGTCAGTGCGATCGACCTCGGCACGGGCGTGTACAACTACACGCTCACCACCAACTGGCTCGGCAACCAGCCCATCGACTACTGGGCCTTCGACTTCACGCTGCTGTCGCAGGACACCCAGGAGTACCTCAAGACGCTCGGCCAGGCACCCGCCTATGCGGAGAACGGAAGCACATGACCGACACGCTGACCGCACTCCAGCAGCACGGCGCCTACGTCGCGCGGTCGCTGTTCAACGCGGCGAAGACCACCCGGCAGTCGGCTGTCATCGCGACTCGCGGCTCGGGCAACATCGTCACGCCGGTCACCTTCGACACGCCGTTCCTCAACGAACGACCCATCGTCAACACCGGCTACGTGCTGCTGTCGGGCTACGACCCCAGCATTCCCGTCTCGCCCGACGTCGCAGACACTGTCAACTTGACGACGATCCTACTGGCTGGCGAATACGGGGTTACCTACTACAACAGCGGCGAGTCTGACGGCCCTACCCCGGGTGGGCTCGAGTGGGCGCTTCGTCGCTTCCTGCGCGGCATCATCGTTTCTGTCGGCGTGCGCTCGTGGGTCACGAAGACTGACGGCCAGGGCAACACTGTCTACACGGGTGCCAACGTCCTGATCTTCGTGAGTTCACTGACTGGCCAGGCAGGCTCCCATGCTGACTTCGGGGTTAACGTACCTTCGCCCACCAGTTACATCACGACGATCGAGCATCACATCGTCTTCGAGGGTCTGAGCTACAACCCGGTGCCGCAGGACGTCTCTGGAGGAGGTAACGCATGAGCACGTTCACGAGCCGCTTCGGCTTCAACAAGTTCGGCGGTTTGGTCGGCGGCAGCATCCAGGACGATGGCTACAAGTTCGCCAACATCGACATCGACGCCGTGGACAAGCTGTTCACGGCCTTCGAGGCGCACACCCACGAGACGCACGGGCCGCTGGCCAACCCGTCCGGGCCGCCAACGGGCGCTGTCGTCGACACGGGCGGCAGCTTCGCGCCCGGTCTCCAGCTCTACTACTGCGTCACGTACCTCGACCAGAACGGCTTGGAGACGGGGCGCTCGGCCACGCTGAACCTGTCGACGCCTGACATCGCGGCAGGTCCCGCGCTGCCGGCGGTGACTGGCGGTACGGGTGGAAACCTGGTCCTGGGCAACTACACCTACTGGCTGACCCAGGTCACCGCCGGTGTCGAGAGCGACATCTCCGCGAGTGCGAGCATCACCCTCCAAGCGGGTCAGAGCTCCGTCACGGTCACCGCGTCGGAGAGCGGCACCTACAACGTCTACCGGCAGGGACCCGCCGACGTCGCTGGCTACAAGGTCCACCAGATCGTGGCCGGCACCGTCTTCAACGACACGGGTGCGGTCTATCCCAGCGACATCAACTATGACCCGACGCAGGCGCTGCCGACCTCCGGCGTGAGCCTGCCCGGCACCTACTCCACGACGATCGACATCGCCAGTGCTGACGCCAGCCTGGTCGGCACGCTTCCGGGCTGGAAGCTCTACCGCTCCATCGGAGACGACACCTTCACCAGCCCGGCCCTTGTCGCCACGGTCACCCAGACGGTCTCGGGAGGCGGCGGTGGCATCGTCACCACCTACACCGACGTCGGCGCTGCCACGCTGACCGGCCAGCCGCCGTACGCCAGCCAGACGATCGCCAGCTTCGGTGTCGTCGGTGGAGGCGGTGGAGGTGGCGGCGGTGCGGCCGGCGGCTACGTCGAGAACCCGATCCTGCTCGCCAGTGACGGCACGCCCTACCGGGTGGACGTGAACTCGGCCGGCTCGCTCATCGCCATCAGTCCTGGCGACACGACGTACGGCATCTTCGGCACGCCGTACCCCATCGGGTCGGGACCGTGCTTCGACACCAGCACCGACGTCTGGCGCTTGACCGTCGAGGAAGGTGGCACGTTGGTCACGACCAATGGTGCGACTGTCGATGCCACTCGGGACCAGGTCTACACCGCAGGGACCGGACCTCGATTGGTGACGCCGACCGGCAGTTACGACCTGACCCTCGATACAAGCGGCGCCCTGCTGCTGACGACCGTCTGAGGAGACGACCCATGACCACTCGCCAGTTCCTCTATGAGGACGACTCCCTGTCGTCTCCTCCCAGTGTCACGGGCCTGCCTGACGGCTACGCCCTGTTCACCAACGACGGCCATCTGCACGTCGTGCGCTCGGGCGCTTGGGTAGACATCACACCCGCCGGCGGTGGCGGTGGTGGCGGCGGTACGGGCAACGGCAATCTGATCGTCGGCACGACGGCGCTCAACGACATCAGCGCCTACACCGACAACCCGGACGCGCCTGCGGGCCTGAGCTTCGCGGGCGGCTACGCGAACGAGATGCACCAGCCCTTCACCCTCACGGGTGCCATGACCGTTGACAGCATTTCGTGGTGGAACGCCACGAGCGCGACGGTGGTGGCTGAGATCGGCGCGTTGTTCGGCACCAACTTCTACCCGTCCGGTGCCGCACCCGCTGTGACCGGCGAAGGCAAGCTCACCGGCACGTTCTCCACGCCCGTCAACCTTCCCGCCGGGACGCCCGACGAGGCTTTCTACGGCGCGTCGGAGCCCGGCACCTGGGCCGTGCACTTCTATCAGACGGGTGCTGCCACCAGCCCGGTCGAGGTCACCAACGCCATCGAGGGCGTGCATGGGCTGCTCGTGTCTCCGCTTCCGGAGGCGTTGTTCATCAACAGCGGAGCTGGCAGCCATTCACCTGGCGCCGCAGCAGCGGCCACGGTCCCGTTTGAGCTTCTCGGTCCGGTCGATACCGGTGCGGCCTACCCGCCCAGTGACATCGGGAACGCCGGTGATTACTTCCTCGACGTCACAACGCCGGGCGCATTCCAGCTCTACGGGCCGAAGACCGGGTCGACGTGGCCTACCAGCGGAGAGATCACCAGCGGGACCGGCACTGTTTTCGCCGGAAGCCTGTCTTCGGGTGCCAACCCCGACAACTCCATCGGACAGAACGGCGACTGGTTCATCGACTTCGGCTCGACGCCGCCTTTCCTGCACGGACCTAAGACGAGCGACGACTGGTCCTCCAGTGGGGACGCGCTGTTCCCGACGTCGCCGTTCGCCTCCGTGCTGCCCGAGTCCGGGACCGTGACGATGGACTCGACCTACGGTGGTCAGGTTGTGGACGTGTCGTCGTCGTCCCCCAGCACCTTCACGCTGCCGACCGGCGTTCCCAGTTCCTACGGGATCTTCCACTGCCAGTTCGACCAGACGGGAACGGGTGCTGTCACCATCACGGCCGCAGCCGGCGTCACGATCAACGGCGTCGACTCGGCGAGCCACACGATCACTGCCCAGTGGGAGTCGGTGTTCCTGCGCCAGCTCGCCTCGGGCGGCGACAACTACATCCTGACTGGCTCATTCGCATAGCAGTGCTTCACGGACGTACGTGTGACGATGACGACGATGACGGTCGTTCGTGATGACCGAGGAGGGTGGCCATGCTCGACACGACCGCCCTTTGGGCAATCGTTCTGGGTGACCCTTCAAGCGGCACGACGGGCAACTCGTACGTCGACCTCGGCGTGCAGCTGCTCCAGTACGGGCTTGTTGGCCTGTTGCTCATCGACGTGGTGGGCACCCACAAGTTCCTGATCCCGCGCTGGGTTAGCGACCGGGACGCCGCCGCGCAAGCGGCTGTGCTGCTGCTCAAGGACCAGCAGATCGCGGACCTACGCGGTGACCTGCTGGAACTCAAGACCGCGCAGGCTGAGCTCCAGAAGCAGATGCAAGAGCGCTACATCCCGGCTCTGGTCCAGGTGACGGAGATCGCCAAGGACTACCTGGAGGAACTCCGTCGTCGTGGCCTGTCGCATGGGATGTAGCGGTGGCACGGGACGAGGAAGCGCACCGGATGTCCGTCGAGTCACTGCGACTGATCGTCGAGGCAGAGCATCTCCTGGGAGCCCTTGAGGCTCACATCGGTGAACTCCAGCAGTTCGTGCAGGTTGCGGGTCGAGACAACAACCAGGAGGACGCAGATGCTCACGCCCAAGAACCCGCCGCCCAAGACGCCGCCCAGGCGCCAGATCCCGACGGATCACCCTGACGATCTCGGCTCCCTCGACGCCAGCACTCAGAAGCTCACCGACATGGTGGCGACCCTGAGCAAGGCGTTGATTGACCAGGGTGAGCTCCAGACGAGAACACTCGCTCTCACGAAGAAGACCGACACTCTCGAGCAGAGTCAACGCACCGGGGTCGAGAAGCTAGAGCAGTTGGCTGTGGAGACCTTGACGAAGAAGTCGGCGCGCAAACGGTTCCTGGCCAGCGCCTTCGTGGTGATCGTCTTTGCGCTCGGTCTCGTTTACCAGGTGCACCGCAACGCCTCCGATGCGCATGCCACCAAGGTCGCGCAGATGCATGAACTCGACAGCGACTACGCGCGCGTGCTGGCAGCTCGAGACAGCTGCGTCACCCGCAACCAGGCGACGCAGGTGCAGATCACTCTCTGGAAGCAGGAGTACCAGGCGATGATCGGCTACCACCTCACGGTGTTGGCCGGCGATCTCCAGACCGCCATCAGTTCGACGCCGCCGATCATCAACTGCTCGATCTACATCAAGCAGGCTCAGGTCCTATATAACGAAGGCGCCCGCATGTGAGGACGACCGTTCTCGCGCACCCGCAGAAGGAGAGCTCATGAGCCAGACCGTCGCGCAGTTCATCGCGCACTGCCGATCCCAGATCGGCGTCAAGGAGAACCCGCCCAACTCCAACGACACCCCGTACGGCGTCCAGTTCGGCTGGAACGGCGTGGCGTGGTGCTCGATCTTCGCGTGGTGCATGTACACCGACTCGGGCATCGCCCTGCCGGTCAAGAGCGCCAGCGTCGTCGAGGTCTACCAGTGGGCTGAGCAGCACGGCTACGCCCGTCCCAGCACCGAGGCCGTGGCCGGCGACGTCATCTGCCGCACCTGGACCGGCAAGCAGATCGGCCAGCCTGGGTTCGACGCGAACCAGACGCACATGCAGATCATGCTGGGCAAGCAGGGCAACACCCTGGACCTGATCGGCGGCAACCAGAGCGACCCGTCGGGTGGCATCGTCAGCTACGACTCCGAAACCGCAGGCGATGCCACCATCCTGGGCTCGATCGCCTGGACCCGACTGTTCACGTCGCCTGTTGCGTCGCCTCCGGTCACACACTCGCCCACCCCGCCGGCCCCGCCGAGCAACCACCCGACCTATCCGCTGCTCTACGAGGGCTGCCCCGAGACGTCCCAGACGATTCCCCTCATCAAGAGCGTCCAGACCAAGACCGGCTGCACCGCGGACGGAGACTTCGGTCCGATCACGAAGGCGCATGTCGAGACCTTCCAGTCCAATCACCATCTGTCGGTAGACGGCGTGGTGGGTCCGCAGACCTACTCCGCACTGGGGATGTGAGATGAACACCCTCTCGACGGAGACGCTGCTCTGGGGCCTTGTGGCCTCACTGGTGGTGCCCATGCTGGTGGCCCTGGTGGCGCATGTGCGCTCGGCCAGTTGGGTGAAGTCGATTCTGGTCCTGGTGCTGTCGGCCCTCGGGTCAGCTGCCACCAACGCCAGCGTCACACATCTGACGGTCAGGAACTTCCTATTGTCGTTCGCGCAGATCGCTGCGCTGTCGGTGGTCGCTCACATGGGCTTTCTCTCCCAGTTCCAGATCACCGGCGCGCAGGGCTTGATCCAGAGGCTCATCCCCGCAGGTGTCGGTCAGGGCACGAGCGACTCGCCGGTCGGAAGCGGCAACGCGCCTCCGGCTGCCTGACTGGACTGGGGTGCCTGTGGATGCGGTGGGGACGACCGGGGGATAGTGGCCTGGGTCACAGATTTGTCTGACAGATTCGCTATGTTCACCGGGTGCCTCCAGCCCCCGGGCGCGAACAGCTCGCGCGCGACCTTGCCGAACTACTCGACACGATGTCGGTGGAGTCGATGTTCTATCTGCGCCAGGCACTCGAAGCATCCAAGATCGAGAAGGCCGGCGGCACACTGCTGATCAACATCCCACGCAAGGTCGGCGAGTACGCGCAAGTGCGCTGGGCTGGCGGGTCGCACGAGTCATTCCTGCGCCTGTGACCTGGGCAGACATCGTGACAGCGACCGTCCTCGGCTGACCGGCCTTGCGATCTGTCAGACCCACCGTCTAGCGTCCGACTTCCTCGCCGGGTCCACCCCCCGGACTCGGCGAGGCTCACTTTGCTTCACCAGCTTCACGAGCACCCCGCGAACCACTAGGTCGGTGACGACCAGCGCAGTCCAGGCGAAGCCTGCTGCGTGCCGCTACGCGAAACGCGTAGACCCACGGCGATCAGCTCACGAGTTCATCTCGCGCTGGTCGTCGCCGGGATCGGCACAGGCATGGATATACGACAGAGTTCGCTCAACGCGTACAGCCGTTGTGCACAGCAGAAGAAGCTGTATGACCTTGCAGCGCAAGGGATTGGACCTCAGCCCGAGTCGCTGAGCCGCACGGTTTATGGAACTGTTGTCCACCACGCGCTCCAGGTGATGGAGACCGAGCACTTCAACGGGAACCCCGCTGCTCTGTCCGTGGCGCGGGCGTCTCTGGCCTACTACTGGCACCCCGACCACGTCGAGGAGCTGCCCGGCACGAAGGCCGTGGACCGCTGGCTCGTCAACGACTCCTATGGCACGATGCGCGCCCAGGGTCTCGAGCGGCTGGACCTGTACTACGACCAGCTGCGCACCGACAACGGGCTGCTGCTCGCCCTCGAGATGCCGTTCCGGCTGCCGATCGACCTGGGCGACCTGGGTGTGCACCACCTGACCGGGACGATGGACCGGCTGTGCCTGCGTCGCAAGGCGCGTCAGCCCTACGTCTCGATCGAGGACTATAAGACCGGGCGCCGTCCGACGTTCCTGCGGCACGCGATCCAGTGGACGGTCTACTGCTGGGCCACCACCCAGCGCGAGTTCTGGGACCCGTTCCCCGATGCGGACGACCGTTGGCGCACGTACGCCGACTGGCCACGCCGTGGGACCTGGATCGACATGAAGCTCGTGAAGCGGGTCGACTGCGGCGAACGGGTGCAGACCGACTACGACCGGATGATCCTGGCCTGCCGCGAGTACGTGAAAGCCCACATCTACGACGTCTTTCCGCTGTCGATCAGCGGGGAGCACTGCCAGTACTGCGCGTTCTCGACCACCTGTGCGGGCGTCGGTCTCGCTGACGTCGGTGACTACAAGGCGGTCCGGTGATGGAAGGCGGGAGCCTGCGAGCACTGACGAGCTGACCCAACGAGCCGCAACGAGATGGAGTGATCCAGGTGGTATTGACAATCAGGACAACGGGAGTCGAGGACTTCCTGCAAGGTGGCAACGCCTTCATGAAAGCGCTGATCATGGGCGCACCGGGTGTCGGCAAGACCCGTTCAGCCAGCTTCTGGCCGAAGCCGGTCTTCGCGGACTGCGAGAAGGGCCGGATGTCCCTGGCCGATCGCAGCGTCCCCTACGCGGAGATCAAGAACACGTCCGAGATGGACGCGCTGCTCAAGATGCTGTGGCTGGAGTGCAAGAAGCCCTTGCAGCAGAGGCAGTTTCAGACGCTCGTCATCGACACGCTGGACGCCTACCAGCGCATCGTGATGCAGGAGCGGCTGGACGCCGAGAACAAGGCAGCGTTCTCCGGCTGGCAGGACTGGGGGTACCTCGACGGCAAGATGACCCAGTTCATCGCCAAGCTCCACCAGCTCGACATGAACATCGTCGTGAACCTGCACATCAAGGACACGCAGATCGGTGACGACGACGCCAAGATCGCGGTGATGGGGCCGAAGCTCAAGGGTGACCTCAAGGACCAGATCAGCGCCGAGTTCGACCTCGTCGGCTACATGGGCACGTACTACGAGGCGCACGAGGGCGAGCGCGTTCTGCGTCGAGGCATCCAGTGGTGGTCCGATCCCAGCAAGCCCATGCTCAAGGACCGCTCGGGTCAGCTGCCGAAGTGGACCGCCGTCAACTTCACCGACGACGACTACGCCAACCTGTTCGGCCACGTCGTCAGTGGCGCTGACAAGCTCCAGGAGAGCCAGCATGTGCTCACCCTGGAGACCGACGAGGTACTGGGCGACGCTGCTCCGGTCGCACCCAAGACTGGCGGACCGGTAGGTAACACCGCGATCACGCCGCCCGCCAGCAACACCAAGGCTGCGTCGGCTCCGCCGGCGGGTGCTGCCGTACAGCCCGTACAGCCGACACCGGTCGTTCGCAGCAGCATCCCGCCGGCCGCCAAGCGGCCGCCGGCTGCCGCACCAGCAACGCCGGCACCAGTTGGCGCGGTCGCCGAAGCGGCAGCTCCGGCCGTCGTACCTGCGACGCCCGAGCCCAGTCCCGCTCCGACGCCGCCCGTCACCGCTGCCCCGGCACCTGAGGTGGCAACCGCCCCGGCTCAAGAATCTGTCGCGGATGTAGCGCCGGTGGCCGAGCCGGTCGCTACCGCCCCGGTTGCGGCAGATGTCCCTGCGGTGACGCTGGAACAGGCCGTCGAGAACGTCCAGGCGGGCATCGGTGGCGAGGTCATCACGCCGACCGCACCTGTCGAAGCACCTCCCACGGAGGTGGCCAGTGCTCCAGACCCAGTGGCACAGGCGGTGGACGCAGTCTTCTGCGGCACCGCATGGCCTGACGGAAGTGGTCCTGGACAGGTGACCGGCTGCGGGCAGCAGATCGTCACCACGAAGCAGGGCGGCACGGAGAACCCGGACGTCGTCGAGATCGCTCAGCTTCGCACCCGCACCAACCTGTGTGAGGCGTGCTTTGCCGCGCACAGGGCCAGCAAGTAACCACCTCCAGGAACCCGGAAGGAACACCAGATGGTCCAGTCAGTCGCACGAGACGCGAAGCTCTATCCGCACGAACAGGACACCCTCTACGACGCTCGTCTGATCAAGGTCGAGCAGCTCGACTTCCAGGGCGTCTACAAGCAGGGGCCGAAGATCGGCCAGCCGCGCGTCACCTCGAAGTGGGAGTGGAGCTTCGAGATCACCAGCGGCCAGCACGCCGGTGACGTCGTCAAGGGGTCAACCGAGCCCGAGCTGAACATGCTGCTCCAGCAGGCCGGGCTGTTCCCGCCGTGCCGCCCGTGGGTCGAGTCGCTCACCGGCAAGGAGGTCTTCATCGGGCAGCCGTTCGACTCCGACTCG